TTTGCTTCCTATCCGTCCCAAATTCATCCGCCGTCGTCTCTATATCCCTCTTGTCCACTAATGTAGTCACTGATACCCCTGGAAAAAATACTTTCCCTCCCTCCGTCACCGCAGACTCCCCATACATATTTATCTTACTCTGATCCGGACATAACTTGTGAATGTCTACTAAACATTGTATAATGTCCCCAATCAACTCACGGTTAACTGAATTGATGAATCTACGGTCTCGATCAGAATAATATCGCCCAAATGTCATATCTTATAAATATCACTGAGTTATCAAAGTACTCAACAATAAAATAACTTGTGTTTTTCTCCCATCGTGATACATAATAGTAACATCGGTAGAAAAAAGAATGGAACGTTATTATATCGAAATTAACATCCGAATTAGCAATCAATATCATTAATTCACATAGATTTCACTATGAAATGATTATTCGCCGAGATTATCCCGAATGTTATTCGTCCATTCTAACTAACTTTTCCGGAAATTCCTTTAAAGAGAAATTGTATAAATGGATTCATCCGGAAATAATCAATGTCGGAAACTGCATCCAATGCGGAAATATTACCGTTTTAAATGATATATTCTCCGGTTTTAGATCGTATTGCTCTCGCAAATGTTCCAATAATTCCACCAATGTTAAACAGAAAAAAGAAGCCAGTTGTTTAAAAACTTATGGAGTAAAAAATCCATCAATATCTCCTCTCATAAAAGAGAAAAAGAAAGAAACTTGCTTAAAACATTATGGGGAAGATTGTAATCTAAAATTGGATAAATGCAAACAACAAATAAAAGAAACCAATCGTAAAAAATATGGAACCGATTATCCAATTCAATCTAAAGAAATTCGGTCAAATATTCTACAAGAGAATTATGAGAGATTTTTTACCGATGTAAGATATAAAAATGTCACCCCATTATTTTCAAAAGAAGAATACTTGGGGGTCGAATTAACATATAAATTCGAATGTAAATTATGTAAAAGTTTGTTTCATAATCATCTCCAAGATGGACATATACCTCGATGTCCAATTTGTTTTCCAAACTATATTTCAAAATGCCAAAAAGATATTATAGATTATATTAAAACCACTTTAAATGTAATAGATGTAAAGGAAAATGATAGAACCATTTTGTCCGGTAAAGAAATAGATATTTACATTCCTTCTCATAAATTAGGAATAGAATTTGATGGATTATACTATCATAGTCAATTAACTGGAGGAATTTCAAAGAAATATCATCTCGATAAAACATTGCAATGTCAAACCAAAGGAATCCGGCTTATCCATATATTTGAAGATGAATGGAGATTCAAAGAACAAATTGTAAAAAGTAGATTGCAATCCATACTCAAAACATCTCCCGTAAAAATATATGCCAGAAAATGTGAAACTAAAATAGTGCCCGGTGTAGACTCTAATTTATTTCTCAATGAAAATCACCTGCAAGGATCAGATGCATCCTTAATAAAACTCGGTTTGTATTATAAAAATGAGTTGATATCTGTAATGACATTTGGAAAATTAAGAAAATCTCTTGGATCAGTTCCCGTAAATAATCATTGGGAAATGTACAGATTCTGTTCGAAAATAAATCGCTCCGTGATAGGTGGATTTGGAAAATTATTAAATTACTTTATCAAAAACTATTCCCCTGAAAAAATTATCTCCTATTCCGATAGAAGATGGGGAACCGGGGAAATATATTCCAAAATGGGATTTTCAAAAATATTGGAAACTAATCCCAATTATTTCTATACTAAAGATCACTCTAAAAGATATCATCGATACGGATTTAAAAAGAACTCTCTGTCCAATAGACTCCCAAATTTTAACCCCGCTCTTTCTGAATGGGAAAATATGAAAAATAACGGATGGGATAGAATCTGGGATTGCGGGTGTACAAAATATCAGTTAAACTTTCATCCCACGTAAATATACAAAGGAACTCCCTTTAATGTATTATTAATTTGTTCGGTTAATTCAGATTGTTTTTCCAATTGATAAAATTTCCCCGATTGCTCAAGCATTAATCTCAAATTCTCTAATAGTGATTCTTTCTCAGTTTGTGCCGCCTGAATCAACTCCGGACCGTTAAGAGTAGTTTCTCCATTCGGAATAGGAATAGTCTGATACTTTGAACGAATTTGTCCTAAAGTCTCTTTACAACAGGCCAGAAAATAATTGCGTATCCATTGTCTCCCAGGTTCATTAATCTTGGAATATATAGGCATAACATACGGAACATTCGAGTAATCAGATACTACATTCGACCCAGATGCCGATAATAAACTCTCTAATCTATCTTTTTCAAGAATATATTCAAACCACATCTTATAGCTATATGTCGGAATGGGAAATACCCTTACTTTATTATTTACAATCTCAAAACTATATGCCGATTTACGTACCATATCGTTAAATTCAATCGATTGCATCCGAAGCAAATCTTCGAAAATTGGGGTCATTAAAAATTGAACAGCCGGAGAATATGCCCCAAATCCTAGCTCAGTCAAAACATTACTATAACTCATTCCTGTCATCGAAAATGGGTCATAAATTCGAGCCGAGGCAGGGGGTCGGTCATGGAATATACGTTTTATTTCCATTTTGTTACAGCTTTCTTTAGCATCTCCCCATAATGCCTGAAGATCGTAGTCTTGTATACCCGCATTAACTTGGATATAACCTCGTTTCCAATCTACTCTACCACCAGCACCGGTTTCCGAACCATAATCCTTCGCCAACATAATCATTTGACTAAGACCGGTTCCTTGAACGTTCCTGCCATTTACACTACCTAAAGTTTCAAGATTTTGACCTTGAAACACGAGCATGTTGTTAACAATATTAAATTGATTTACTTCTTTACCGTATTCATTGACTGCCTCTTCATAACAGGCGTAGAAATTAATGTCAATCATTTCAATGTCGGTTATCGGATAACCCAATTTTCTAGATGCCCATAACATTCCTCTATAACATTCCGTAAGGAAAATTGCGTCGTTGTCGTAAAAACCATAAGGAGTGTTACCAGCAGGATTAGAACCACTGCCGGTAAATCTGATGCTATCTTGATCTGAAAGTATATTATCCATATAACATAAATATCATCCTATTCAAGATAACTCTATCGTTTTCCGAATTTCAGTTATTATGGTTATATTTATTAATCGACATGATTAAATTAAAAAACTTACTTATTGAAGAAGCTCTGAAAACACTTAAGGGAAGTACAATTAAGCGATATAAAAATCAAGTTGGAAAACTAGTTGGTTCACAACTTTATGTTCACCGAAAATATGCTTCAGAAGTAATTCCTAATAGTTTACTCAAAAATGCAGTAGAAATATTAAAACAAAAAATACCTACCTTTCAATTTAATTCGGTTATGTGGGACCACAAAACCAATCTTATTCGATTTGATGAAGTCAGTGATTTTGATACTGCCAGAGAGCCTCATGTAGGAAAATATATAGCAGTTTTTCCCGATGGTAATATTCGAGAAGGACAATCAAATAACATTTGGCACCATAAATGGCTCTGGGTAAAAGATGATTATCAAGGATTTGATGTTAACAAATCGATGGAGTGGAGTAAAACATGGCTCGGTAAAGTTCCTGAAATAGCAAAAGGCACGGATAATTCATTTAAAACACAGTTACAAAAATATGGTTTAGAAGAAGAATTAAGATCGAAATCCGATGAATATTATTACCATGTAACGCTGGCTCCATATGTCCCGCTAATTCAAAAAGAAGGATTAAAAATAAGAGGTAAACCCGTCACGGTTTCTAATTATAAAGAATATAGTAAAGGAAAAATATTCTTCTCGGATTTGGGCACATTAGATTGGTGGGTCTATAAAATAGCCGAACATGCTTTTCATAGTTTCGATGATGAAAAATATCATGACATTGCAATATTTCGAGTTAAAAAAATTAATTTACCCAATGTTGATATTGATAAAATCTGTAGTCAGGATAGTCAAGGAGACGCATTTTATACTGTTTATGCTGTTCCTCCCAGTGTTCTTGAATTTGTAAAAATAGAAGAATCTCCATTTTAATATGATAAAACTTAAATTACTTCTCGAAGGAGAGCTCGAAGATTCCGAACAATGGGAAGATTGGTATGATTATATCGATTATTTTGTATATGACATCGAAAAAGAAGAACTCCTCAAATTAATCAAAAAATATGATTTAGCCGGAAAAAAATATTTGAGTGGTAAAGTTTTAAACTTGTGGGATAAAAAACATAATATCTATGTGGAATATGATAAAGATGCCGAAACGGTAAGTTTAATAAAAGATATCGATCAATGGATATATGATAAGGGAGAAGCCTCACTGGATATTGATCCTTCTAAAATTTACAATCCATGGATAGAATCTACACTTGAATGCCTACAAGAAAATCCCGGTAAAGTATATCATTATACTACCGAAGAAAAATTCGAAGAAATTCAAAAACAGGGCGTTGTTATTGGAAGTGGCGGAACTGGATTGACTAATCGATATTCACGTGGAATATTTACAAGCACCAATTCAGAAGAATATGCGCTTGGAACTTATGGGAATATTTGTTTAGAATTAGATTTAAACCGGTTCATGAAAGAATCTAACCTCAAAAAATTAAACCTGGATTTCGAACCAGATATAATGGAATATCTAATTAGAACCCATATTCGTTCTTCATTGAATCGGGAAACCGGACAGGATGAAATGCCCAGCGACATGTCTCCATATACTGTAATCGTAGAACATTCTATTCCGATAAAATATGTTAAACAAATCTAACCCATCCTTGTAAAATTAATCGGATCAATTATCGGGGCCGATTTTTTACGCTCTCGCATCCATGCTAGCCCTCTTTGATGCGTTATAATATCTCCGACTGCCGCCTTTTCTAATTCTTCCATAGGAATATCACTAAACACTTTATGATTGGCTATTACCTCAAGTGTAACTTTATGTTTACTATCATCCGATTTTTCATCTCCATAATCACTATCTCCCCATGCATCATAAATACCTCGTTTAATAACATCCAAATCTTCCTGCCGTAAAAACCATGTCTGAACATTCGTTCCACCTCTATTAGTAGTTAATCTCTTCCACCCTAAATACTCCATGGCATACTCACGGGCATCTATACTACTAGGCCCCCACGCAATAATCACCGCATCCGATGCTTGTTGGGCATTATTATAGACTTTATCCTCAAGAAGTTTTTTAGTTAAAATTTGAGTTGGTTTTCCGTCATCCCATATATTCGACTCTTCCTCATCAAGGTTTCCATCGGATATTAACGCTTGTTTAATATCTTCGTTATATTCTCCAAGATATCCCATTTCTTCCGATAGATCTCCAAGAAAATGTTCATATATTTCACGAGCTACATGTTCTATAACATATCCTTCATGTCCGGAATCTCCTATATCGCCATTCGCATATTGAGTGCTTCCATCTGAATAAATCCACCACTCGCCTTTTTGTGATTCATCTAGTCTCTGTTCTCGCATCCAAAACGTGCGTTTAATTATTTCTCGCACCAGTTCTTTAAGTTGGCTTTTTTTCATTTTAAAAAAATTAGTGACTATTGCCGAAGTTGGTTTTTATAGCAAGAATTGCTTTCGCCTCGGTGGGATTATTTCCTTTTAACAAATCATCGAAATTTCCGGCTAAAACCTCGGCAATTAATTTCTTATCTTTTACTAAATATCTATATGAGTGATGCCACGGTTCATGAATTGCTATAATTTCAGACGGTTTAACATCTCCGAATATAACAAAATCATTGCCTCTTCCTTTATACCATTCCGCCCCCTTGCTCACATCCGGACCCAATCCGCCCCCAGTAAACCTACGGTCATCTATTGCCATTGAAAACTCTGCATACAATTTATATTTCTGTGGTAATTCTAACGAAGCCCATACCCCATTAGGTTCACCATATGTGCTCCCTCTTGATTTGGATTGTAATAAACCTTCCCTTTTAATAATTTCAGGAGATATATTTGTGTAGTGATATAAACGAAGATGATCGGATGGAATAGAAACGGTACCGGGTTCGTCCGGCACTTCTATCTTTTTCATCATCTCCAATAATAATGATTTTAATTTAATCATTTTCGTCCTCGTATTTAACCATAAAAGTTGGATTTGTCATGGCAAATTGTTTAATAGATTCAAATATATTTACCGGTTTACCTGTCTTTTTAAGAGCAGATGGTTTAGCAACCACCGATGGTTCTTTTTTTCCCGGTTCTGTAGAAGCTACTGGATTCACAGTTCTTCCTTCAATATAATCCGCTAATGCAATTAAGTGTTTGCACAGTCCAGGAGTGTTATCTGGATTTCGAATTCTTTTACCATCTGTCCCATTATTAGTATTTCCCCCTTGAAATCCCCCTCTCCTATCGACATTAACAACTTCTCCTTCTCCAACTTCAAAAATATTCACCGGTTTTCCTGGAGCTGCCTGTGTCTTATATTGCATCGATTTAGGTTCAATCTTAGATACAGCGCCTCCTGCTGAAAATCCCCCTGTAGTCTTTGTTCCTGTCTCTCCCGCATCTACATCCGAATTTGCTTTGGCCCAGACATATTTATAATCCGGACAGTCACAATTTACTTCCACGTCCTGATCATCTTTTTTTGGAGCCACCGGAATTGATTCCCCATCTTTTTTGTTTTCTATAAACCGGATTAATCCATTCCATCGTTGATCGCTTCCATTGGATTTATAACTAAATGTGGAGGTTTCATGCTCTTCTTTATCTCGACCTAATGTACTAATAATTTTTAATGATCTAACTTTAACCTCTTTCGATCTTTGCTCTCTACCATCTGCTCCCGTAGTAGTTCCTCTATTGATATCTGCTTTGGTACGATATCTTTGCATGCTCCGTTGTAACTCATCGTATGTCATCTCATTGAGAGATGCTGTCTCGTAAATATATGTTTCAAAAATCGGGGCGGCTGATCCGTCATCCACAAATTCTTTCATCCCATCGCTTTTCAATGCTCGGGAAAAACATTCTTGCCATGGAATAATAATAGGATTCCCACCTTCACTTAACCCTGCGTTTTTCCTTATTTCCATTGCTAACCGTTTCCATGTCCTAGCCGCTTTCATGCGGTGTTTCTCTCGGTTTTCATTGCGATTATCTCGAAAATGAACCTTAAATGTTTGTCGAGAATTATCTTCAAATACCGTAGTTATTTTATCCGATCCCTCATACAGAAACCAATCTTTATGTTCATGAAATTCTTCACATAAAATTTTGAACGAATCTCCCGCTTCACTCGAAATGGAATCTCTCATCAAATCTGACATTTTTATCATATTGTCTTCAATCACTTCCTTTGGAGAACGTTCTACTTCTTTTATTTTTTCATGAATAAACTTCTTTATTTCTTCGAATATTTCATCTATACTTCTCTCCGAGTCTACACTTTTATAACTTTTTACCTTTGGAAGAATATTACAGTATTCGGCATCCATTTTCTTTTCATATACCAATGCACACTCTTCCATCTTTTTATGATACCCAATATCCATCCCACTACTATAATATTTAAAACCTTTGTCTTTTAGTAATCGTTCTACCGCAAGGCGAGGAGATACCTTGAAATGAAATAATAAATCCGGTTCTACAAAATCTTTATAAATCCCATCTAAAATCTTTTTATCAACTCCCCGTAAACAATCTCTCACATAACTAGTATAATGATATCGGTCACAAATAACAACATGACCCTTTTTTAAAAATGGCGCTATCTCGTTTTGATGCCTCCATACCATATCGCTAGCATGTAAAAGAGAAAATAACATCGGAGTAAGCCACTTTTGTTGCTTTCCTACTTTTAAAAGTTTGGCAATCTCGGGAGAACTTCCCCACTTACTAACCGCTACTTTCCACCCCTTTTCTTCCAACCATTTTTTTAACTTTTTACGGGCTGTCGTTTTCCCCGAACCGTCGATTCCCTCAAATACAATTAAATACCCCTCATTTGTCTTTCGCTTCTTTTTAGACTCCGTAAGTAATTGAAGAGGTAAACCCATGCTCCTAGCCAATTCAATCGTCTCTTTAAGCTCTTTACCGGCATCATAAACCTTCTCCATCGCTAATTTAATAACATCAACTTTAGGATCACTTAAATCAGATAACTTCTTGGCCTCAGATGGTGTAATCCATTTGCTTTTCTCTGCATCATCACCGGCTCTTACTTTAATAGTCTTAGAAACCTCAGTATAATAAACATTAGATACTTTAAGTTTATTAGGTTTGTCATGATAAATCGTTTTAAGAAATTCTAGCTTCTTAGCAACTATACCGGTTTCCTCTTCTAATTCCCGGTATGCCGCCTCCTCTGCCGTTTCTCCATTGTCTAATTGTCCCCCAGGTAATGTCCACCGCTTATCTGAATCCCTTACAATTAATACTTCTAATGAAGGATTATACCGAAAAACAATTATCCATGAACGCTCCTTAATATCCTCATCAGGTATAACCGCTTTCTTCTCATTTAATAATATATCTCGAAGTAATGGCATAATTAATCTGATATATAAATATCAGATGAACTGCAAAGAACACTCTCTTTTATCGATTTCTACTCATAACCTAACAATAGGTTCCATTCTTTGATTCCGGCTTTTACAAAAATGTGAAGTATTCTTTAAAATTTTATACGGACGGTCATTCCATTGTAACCGATTCGCCACTTCCGTCGCTACATTAATATAACAATTCTTTCCCCGGTATTTCTCTATCGATTTAATAAATGTATCCCTCCATCCATCAAATGATCCATACCCAGTATTGTTACTATATATCTCAATATCATAATATGGAATAGAAGTAAATATCAAATCATAGTTGTCAGTTCCATCTTCAAATTCTTCAAATTTACAATTATATATAGTTACATTCTTCCAATTCGCCCGTTTAACTAAATCCTGTAACTCATTATATGTCTCAATATTTGGCTCGCATCCAATATATGTCCCATTAGGATATTTACTCTTAAATCCTAGTAACCTTCCTCCAAACCCACAACAAGGATCTAATACCACCGGATATTCTTTATCTCCTAATATAACCGAATAAATGCTGGCGGCTAATAAAGAAGGAAAAAAAGATACCGTAATCCTCCTCGCTGATAATCCCCTCACCACTTGATGTAAACTAAAATCATATACCTCATTGCTGTTATTACACCCAACCCGATATTCTATAACCTCTTTCATTATCTTATTATCTAACCATGCCTCCTTTGGACTCAAATTACCCGAAAACTTTGCTCCCCAATACGAATGAAAATAATGCTTTAAATAATTGTTCCCTACCATTGATATGTTACTCGAAAAATTCCCGGTGCCCTTATCATATACCCTCGCTATATCATAATTAGCTACCTTTTGTAATATATTACCCAATTCTTCCTCCAAATCCGGATACGGTAACTCCGGCTGAAATGCCCTAATGAATTTTAAGAATAAATAAGAATATTTTAAAAGGTTTTCTTTTCCCTTGGAACTGATATACCGTTTGAAATATTTCCTTTCAACAATTTTTTGTTTATATTTAATTCCATAATTCGGAAAATATTTATTTTCGTTGATTGCTTTATTTAAAGATGCAACATCGTTAAAAATAAACCGATCAATATGATATCGTATTCGATAAAAATCATAAAATGATTTATCTATTATATTATTTTTATTGTAATCATTCCTACTTCCGTTTATTGTTTTAAGAGTTAATGATTCTAACTGATCTTTATGATATGCTTCACCATCGAGTTCAATAATTGTATTTAAAATTGGAATATAAAAATCAAAACGTTTTCCATTGTATACAAAAGGAGATATAAAGTCAATGTTATTACATTTCAGTTTGTTTGAAAAATCAAATTCTAATTTTGATGGACGATTAGGATCTATATTAGTTTTTATATAAGTTTTAATTGGACGATTTTTTATCGTTTCAAAAAATGAATTAATCATTTTTTGTTTAAACTCATCAATTTGCATCGGATTATTAACTCCATATTTTTCTTTAATAGTATTTTTTATTTTTTCCTTGCACCATTCTGTTTGAAACACATTTTTAACCCCGAATTTATTCATTGAAGTTCTCTCGCATCCGATTCGTATTTTTCCTTTAGATTCTTCAGAATGATTTTTTCTCGGAAAATTGTTTTTAGAATAATTACTAAACCATGGTCCTAATTGATGTGGTTTAAACGTTAGTTCTTTTCCTGTTTTTAAACATTTAGGAGTTTCATTATTGTAATATGTTTGTAAAATATAACTTTTAAAATTTAATTTATGTTCTTTTCGAACATGCCATATCATTACTCGTCCCGATCTAAATATATTGTTACATAATTTACATTTTTTTGACTCGTCTTCCGTTATTATTATTTCGTTTTGATTTATTATCATGGTTATAACTATATCAGATAATTGTCTATAGTTCAACTAAATTCTTAGAGAGTGGATATGCCAAAAAGATAGTTATCTATTTCGTGTATCTACAAATAAAAAAGGACTTCTGATTTCTCAGAAGTCCCTGTATTTGAAGGAGTTATGTTAGACTCTATCGGTGTCAGAAACATAGATTAGACCATAAAACTCGGGCCTAACGATTTTCTTGGCGTACCGAGTCATCACACCTCTGCGAGGGGTAAAATTGACTGGGTCATAGACCAGTGGGGTCTGGATGAGCGGGATGTATGGAGCATACACAGCACCGGTTTCGAGGAAATTATTTCCACGGAATCCCATTAGGATTAGGTTTTCCTGCATATAGGGGTTCTTATATACTTGGAAGCGACTTGCGAAGCTACCGACTTTAGAGACACCCATAGCGAATTTGGCACTATCGCCGTCCGTGTTGACCACGAAGCCGGGGATAGATTCGAGGATAGTGGCGACATCTGGTCCGACGACCATGAAGTTAGCACCACCACGCAGCGTTAGCTGGTGAATCTTATTGGATACTTTCTGAACCTTGTTACCAAGGGTCTGGTACCAAGTTGCCTTGGTGTAATATCCACCAGTACCGGCAGTAGTCGTATCTTGGAATGCATACGAATTAGCGCCAGTCTTGACGATTTCACGATTGAGCACTGCGCTCCAACGTTCCTTATTGATATTAGGAACGTTATTAATCAGCATGTCGAGGATTTCCAGATCGATTTCCATAGACACGTATTCAGACAACAGAGCGGTCAATTCGGCTTCAGCGTCTACCGAGTGGTAGGCGTTCAAGTCCTGTGCCAATTCTGGGGTCCAAACTGCTTTAAGTTTACGAGTTTTGGCCACAATTGGCTCGCTCTTCAACTCAAGATTAACTTCAGGAATACCGATATCCTTATTCAATCCGGTATCACCAGAGGCTTTGCCCAAGCGATCTTCAAAGTCACCACGACTGGTATCCTTTGGCTGGATGGAATAATTAACGGATGCCGTTAATTCAGCTCCGAGCCATGCCGCATTAGCCTTTGACGCACTAACTACAAACAATACTTCGGTTCCGGCGATACGAGTAAAGCCGGGGAAGCAAGTGTAGATAGTAGGAGAAGCGGGGGCGAACGAGCGAACTGCATTCATATCGGGGTATGAACTTGCGAGGGCAAGAGAAGCAGACGGTAAGCCATTTGTGGTTACGGTGAACAACATACCTGCGGCGAGAGACGATGAAATGCTTCCATTCACGGGATCGTTACTGTTACCAGTATCGAAGTTAATATCTGCAAGGGATGCAGTACCAACCGTGATTGGGAGGTTATTCGAAGTTATATCATTAATGGTATAGCCATAACGTCCTGGTCCATAGAGACCACCCACTGGGGCATTGGTTGAGCCGAGTTTCCACGGGTCGGCAGTGGCGGAACCCGAGATTCCACCGAACAGCGATGAGTAATTCGTGCTAGAATCAGCAGTGAACACACCGGAGTTTGATCCATACTTGAAGTCCAAGTAGAACACCAAACCGGACGGCAGGTTCATAGGCTGAACAGAGACGAACTCTTTGGCTGCGATTTCAGCAAATACACGACGGACGAGTGGCAGTGCCACGCCAGCCCATTGTTCACTGTTAGCGGAGGTTCCGGTGACGGAAGACTCTTCGATCAGTTGTTTTGCTTGATTTTCGAGTAACACTGACATGTTACTCTTGGCGATATCATCCCTAAGTCCCTCAAGAAGACCGGTTTTATCCCATTTAGACACGAGTCCACGGGTTTCCTTCTTCAGGCGAGCTTGTGGATCCAGCGCACTGGTCAACAATTCTTTTACATTATCCATATACGATTTTTCCTTAATTCTCCTCGCTATTATTTATTTGATGGGGTCTTAATTCCTGCGAGTCGTTGGAATTTAGACACCATTTCGGATCTCGCACTTTCGGCAATGATTTGTCGAGGGGCAGTTCCGGCTATGGGTTTACTCGCCATGCCTTCGGTGATAGATTGAACTTTAGAAGACACTTTTCTTTTAAAGTCGGCACCGAAATTGAGGGACTCAGCGATAACCGCATAGGTCATTTTCACTTCACGAACATTTTTGGCGAGGTCAAACATTTCAACGATTTTCATTTTCTTATCGTTATGCATGCTATATTCTTTAAACAGCTTGTTCGTGTAAAGCAATTTGGCGTTTAGCAAGTTGATCTCATTAAGTTGGGTACGAAGGTAAGTGAGGGTATCCTCGGCTTCCTTGAGTTGTCCTTTAAGGGCAACATTTTCCTTATGAAGAGCAGGAGTAGACATTTTTTCTGGAGTAACTGGACCAGCATTTGGCGTATCACTGACTTCACTTGGATCATTACCGGTAGATTTCTTTTTAGCACCTTCTGGATAGCCGGGAGTAGAACCACCGGTATTTTCCTTTAATGCTCCACCGGGAGTAGAAAGATTTGTTTTATTGGCATTTTTAGCCTGATTTGGTCGTTTAGCTGTAGTGGCATCTTCGGGTCCGGCTTTATAGCCTTCTCCACCGCCAACTTTATCTCTGCCACCCGACTCAATATGAGAAGAGGCACTTGCATCGGATGACGGCATCTTATTATTAGAACCTGCAATGCCTGAAGATTTAACGGGAACGCCTTCATCTAATTGTTCCTCGTCGTCATTGCCTTTCTTTTCCCACGGAGGGAGATTGCACGTTTCGTCCTCGTCTTTTAACGATTCCAAAAGTTCATTAATATCAAATTCTTCATCCATTTCTTCATCTCCTTGTGTTGCATCTGGTGTTACTGGCGGGGTTTCCATTGGCGGAGCACCTGCTCCCGGTACTGGTGGTGGGGCACCTGCACCCATTCCCATTTCGGGCGATGGAGGAGCGCCTGCTCCCATTCCCATCTCGGGTGATGGCGGGGCACCTGCTCCCGGCAATGGCGGGGCACCTGCTCCCGGTACTGGCGGAGCGCCTGCTCCCGGTACTGGCGGTGGAACATTTGCACCCATTCCAGTTGGATCTTGTTGATCCTGTGAAATCCCAGATTCGAGTTCACGAATGATTTCTTCGATATCGGCTTCATTGACCGATTCTTGTTCCATGCCGGGAACGGGTGGTTGCGTTTGAGCTAAAGGATCTTGACCATTAGGAGTTTGCTCCATGGTATCCTCTTCGAGTGTTGGGGCAAGCATCGCTGAAAGTTGTTCTCCAAATGCTTCTGTCAATGCCGCTTTGGCATTTGCCAGAGCAGTTTGTCGGACAGCCTTTGCGTCTGCAATTGCCTCTTTCAATAAATTTGAATCCATAATATTTTATATTTTATCTCTGTAGTTATTAGAACCACAATGTGGGTAATATGTCGATGTGACGGCAAATAAGAAGGGTTACCGTATTGCCACATGTTTGCGGTTTTAGAATGTACTAATTACCGCTACGAATATAAATATGTTTTGAAATAAAAAAACTTGGTTTTTATAGTTAAGTAGTATATATTTATTAAACGATGGCACAGGCAAACCCAGTATATGATAAAAAAATGTAAAAATTGTAATAAAGAATTTAATACTCGTCATCGGAATAAGCAGCATTGTTCTACGGGATGTTTTGAGGAATATCGTTCTCGGCCTGAGAATATTGAAAAAACAAATCTTCGTCGGCGGGATTTTAATCTAAAAAAATATGGAGTTGATAATGTAGCTAAACTTGAGTGTATATCGGAGAAAGCTAAAAAAACGTGTTTAAAAAAATATGGAGTAATATCCCCCAGTCAGAACAAAGTAATAAGAGATAAACAGATTAATACATGTTTAGAGCGATATGGGGTAAGGAATCCTCAACAAAACAGTGAATTAAGAAACCGGCAAATAGAATCATTATATAAAAAATATAAAGTTACTATTCCATTAAAAAGTTCCGAAATATTAGAGCGAGTTAAAAAAACAAATTTGGATAAATATGGAGTTAATAATGTAGCGATGTTGGAAGAGAATAAAAAGAAAACAAAGGCGACTAACATTAAAACTTATGGAGTGCCTTATATATCTCAAAATTTAGAAATAAAAGAAAAACAATTACAGGCACGCCGGATAAATCATTATAATTTTATAGTAAATGGGAGTAAATTTACAAATATAATACCATTATTTTCAGAATTGGAATATCGGGGGAATGTATCATATGATACTAAATACTGGTTTCAATGTAAATTCTGTGAATCCAAATTTGAAGATACTTTATTGAATGGTAATATACCAAGATGTTTTATTTGCAATCCTATAAGTAAAACCCAAACCGAAACTAAAATATTAGAATTTATAAAATCAATATTACCCAATGAAACTATTATATCAAACGATCGAAAAATATTGAGCGGTAAAGAATTAGATATTTTTATATCATCTCTAAATATTGCAATTGAATATGACGGATTATTTTGGCATTCAGAAATCGGAGGGAAAAAATATAAAAACTATCACCTCAATAAAACAACGGCGTGTAAAGATAAGCAGATACGTTTAATTCATATATTTGAAGACGAATGGATATACAAACAGGAAATAGTCAAAAATAAATTAATTCATATATTTAATAAAAATCTTTCTGATAAAATATATGCCAGAAAATGTGATATTCGATTATTAAATGCGGATGTATGTAATGAGTTTTTAGATCTCAATCATATTCAGGGAAAAGATATGGCATCATTGAGGGTGGGAGCATATTACAATAACGAACTTGTGGCGGTGATGACATTTGGGGCATTGAGAATAGCTTTAGGAAATATCGCTAAAAAGAACCAATGGGAAATGTATAGGTTTTGTACGCATTTAAATAAACGAGTTATTGGAATTGGCAGTAAGTTATTGTCCTATTTTATAAAAAACTATAATCCCGAATATATTTTATCTTATTCGGATGTAAGATGGAGTAATACTGATAAAAATATTTATAAATCATTAGGATTTACTTCTATAAATAAAAACACCGGACCTAATTATTGGTATCTGGGAAAGAATTATAATAAAAGAATATACCGATATAATTTTAGAAAACACAATTTAAAAGATATTTTTCCCAATTTCGACAGTAACTTAACTGAATGGCAGAATATGCAATTAAATGGATATGATCGAATCTGGGATTGTGGGAATCTAAAACATGAATGGGTTCCATCTTCGAAAAATAAACATGGTGGATAGGCATTTTACTTCTATATTCTCATATTTATACATATGCCAAGCAAATCGCCAGAGCAAAATAGATTCATGCATGTAGTTTATAACATGCAAAACGGAAAAACTCCTAAATCCGGACAAGCGGGTAAGGCAGCGGATTCAATGACGCCCGAGGATGTTAAAGATTTTTTAATGCAAGAATATGGGTTCCAAAAATGTAATATAGAATCCAAGAGAAGACTATTAAAAACACTTAAAGAGATTCAAGAACCCATGAATCTTCAGGAAGAAGAAGTTGAATCTTCTCCAAACCCTATAGCAAGTGCTAAAACATTTCATGGAGATTTCAAAAAAACTCTTGGAATGTATCGTGGATACGAATTAACTCCAAAAGAAAATCAAGCAATTCAAAACTTCGATGATGCCGAACCAACTGTTCACAATAAATTTAAGGTTGGATATAATAAATCCGATGACTATGGCAACACAAGTCTAATTATGGTAAAAAAACTATGGGAGCCTTTGAATCTTCAGGAAGATGTCCCCTCGCAAAATTCGAGTTCCGATCCGGCAGGTAGATTTATATATGTTGCAATTGTAAAAAATAGATCTGGAAAAGATGAGCCAGAACCGGAACCATCACCCGAACCAAAATCCCCTCCTGCCAATGAGCCGCCTCCCGCCCCCCCTCCACCTTCTTTAAAAGAAGCGGAAGGTGGCGGTGATGAAATTAAAATCATAAAATCTGTTCCTATTGATGATCAAGAAGGATCTGAGATTTTAACAAATTTCTTGGCGGCAGTATTTCATAAACAAACTTAATCTATGCAACTTACTGAACTTCTAAATATTGTGGGGGATGAAAAGAAAAAAGGTTTAATAAATATTGATGATTGGAAATTCAATGACGCCTCCCATTTAAAAGACATGAAATTTGAATTTGATGGGGATTATGTTATGTCTTTAGAAAAACCTGCTATAAAAATTTATAAAAAGAAAACACCGAAAGGAGAGTGTTTTTTTCTGGAAGATAAAAACGGAATTCAAATATTCCAAGAATTTGAAAAAATAATTGAATATTTCAATAAATATTCACAGCCCGAAATAGATAAAGAAAGAGGTTAAATTGAAAATTTAACGCTATTTATATTAAATAATATGAATTTACCAAAGACAACTGAATTTTCGCTCAAACAAATCGTTGAAAATATGGGCGCTATTCCCGATAAAATGGGGCAAGTAAAACCTCCCATGACACCGGAAATGAAACGTCAATTGAAAGAAATGGCATACATGTTCCGAGAATATGGTAAGTCATTCGAGGATGAAAAGGCTATTGTAGAGTCAGCAAAAGTCATTAGTCAATTTATGGAATTAGCTCAGAATTATGCCATAAATGAATGCCCAGATGTATTTCAAGAAAATATCATCAAAAAGAATTTCGCCGACTGTAGTAAAAAAGTTCAAGAACTTCAGAAGATCGCCCAAGAATGTTACGTAAAAAAACAACACTGTGCGATTTTATTTGATGATATTCGTCATATCGTCGAACGGTATTACAAAGTTGCTCCCGCCGAAAAGGTTTAATCTAAAAACAAAAAAAGCCTCTGGAAATTAATCCAGAGGCTTTATGTTATTATTGATTATTACAACTTTCCGTCCGTCAAGAGAATCCGAACTGGTTCCTTGGTCTTTATTTTGAGCTTCTTCTCTTTAGCAAACTTAGATTTTAGACCGTCGAAAATATCACGAATACTATCCAATCGAGATTTCTTGCGTTTGGCGGTTTCGTTTTGAGTAGTCGCACATTCCTTAAGTTTGGATAGAATCAAACCGGCATCTTGTCCTTCTTCCTGTTGCACGATGTAAGCTGAAAGCACCTCGTCTTTCTTCTGTGCTTTTAGTTCTCCGCTTGGATCGTGGATAACGACAACATATTCATACGTTGGCTTATCCTCCGCATTGGCTTCCGATTCCGCTTTCAATTCCTCAAGGATTTTTTCCAAATCTTTGATAATTGAACCGGTATCGCTAATCTTATGCTGCAACAGGACTCCCTCAACTTCTTCTAAGCTTATTTTTGACATATTTGTTTATTTTTAATTATCTATTTTTATTGACAGTTACTAATATCGGCACATATAGATCATAGCAGATTTGGTTAGCAATGTCAACATCGTAATGGTGTTTAATTTTAATGGTGGCATATGATTGTTCTAGCATTTTTTCATAGTCATCCATCAGAGTTATAACGTCCTCTTTCGAATATTTTTCCGGTTCGGTTTTAATTGAAAACAGCGTTTCTGACGCATCGAATTGGCGAATATTAACCGGGAAGTATCCTTCTTGAAAAAAGATTTTTCCGCATAAACATAATCGTAAAAATTGAACTGCATTTTTATACGAGTATCCATATTTTTCTAATTGTTCTTTTCGTTTGCCGCCAAGAACACCGGTTCTTTTTCCCAACACTAATGCCCGTTCGGATTGACAATATCCTCGAAGGCATTTGTATAAACAAGTGGAATCTATTAGTTTATCTTTAAAGGATTGAATGTATATGAACTCTTTAGTAATTTCCAACCAATTTTGGTTATACAATATTTCCAGACACATTGTATTTCCCCTATGAAGCAAATTTAAAAAATGTCTAATTTCCCATCCAAATTTATCTTCGGTGTCCGTTTGGTTAGATTCATGTTCATGTCGGCTTAACCCGACGATTTTAGATACATCTGTGTTTAAAAACACAAATCGCTCATCTTTGTCCGAGGTGGGAGTGTTTAATCCATAACTAATACTTCCACCCAAATATGAACATAGTGTTTTCATCCGTTATAACCCCCATCTTCGATAAAGTTAATATTATTGATTTCAATGTCCACCCCGCATTTATGCAGAACATCAACAATCTCTTGTTTAAGTTGAAGCGGAGTTTCATTATCTTTCATCGTAGTAACATCGATGCCGACATATTTTCCATTATCGTGGGATATAGAAAATTGAGTTCTCACCCGAGTTCCTTTTAGCTCCATATACATTCCTTCTATTTTATCCATAGTATCGGCATCAATATCAACCCCGAGAATACAGAAACTACTGGACGAACTATTCGATACAAAACCCGATCTTATTTTCATATTTTTTACCGGCTTTTTCAATCGTGTTTCCACACAAAAAGACTTATATTGACGTTTTCTTTTATCAAATATTCACTCAAATCGCCATTATCCATAATGGCACATCCGTGAATTAATCCTTTAGTAAAATCCACCTCAATATCCCATCCGTCTTTCCATTCCCGTCCCATTGCATCCGCTGGAAGTTTATCATAGTCCATTAGCTTTAATGCATCTTTTGCGGTGATCTTCTCAAGACTTACAATAAAACTAGCAGAAGAACTGTTTGATACAAATCCTTGTCTTGTTTTCATATTATTTAATATAATCTTTGAACTCTTTATATGTTGGGAAGAGGATTTTAATTTCCTCTTCCAATTCGTTGCGTGTCTTTCCGAGTTTCCGCAAGGCATACCCGTAAATATCATCGTGACATACTTTCTTCATCTGACATAACGGACAAAACTCGGCGGGAACATCATAGGTTTTCCCACTCTCGTAGTTCAACATTTCATCACGACAAACCGTGTGGTCATTAACACATTTAACCATACTACAATCTCTAAGAGACATATCCATCCCGCTCTGCTCATTTCCGCAAACGTCACAGGTAAAGGATGTACTCGAACTGTTTGATACAAATCCTTGTCTTGTTTTCATAATTTTAACGATAATCCATCATATAATCTTCCTCTTTCACTCCACATTCTTTCAATAACTTTGAGAATTGTGTGCTATGACTATGACATCTAGCTAAAATAAAATTATGTGAGAAGCGATTATATCCACTGTAATACGCCCCGTCATCATCATGAATATTTTTCTCATTCTCATTCCACCAATTCTGAATTTTCTCCAAGTTATCCTCTGTCAATAACTTGCGGTAAATAATAAAACTACTCGAACTACTATTACTAACAAATCCATTTCGTGTTTTCATATTTTAATGTTTTTTTAACTTTCATAATGATATTATATCAGATAGTGATTATTTTGTCAACGTTTAATATTAACTACGACAACTCCCGCCGATAAAACGCAAATCTGAGAGTTTCACTTCAAGTCCAACTTCAGCGAATTGTTTGGCAATTCTTTCTCTAAATTGGGTAAGGGTTTCGGTTCCTTTCATTTCTTCGACACCTACTCCTATACATGTGCCGTCTTCCTCACTCTCACAAAGTATGAGACCGTGTTCTTCAACCTTTTTGTGGCAAGGAATCCCTTTCCTTTAGGTAAGGGAGGAATTGCCACCATAAAATAAATAAAAATAATTGATGTTTTCGTATTCTTACATTATAGTTATGTGGTGAAAGATTGAATAAGTGAAAATAACCATTAAATGTAAATTATTAGAAACTGCTTCACAACATCAACAATTACTCGATGTTATGGAGAATTTTAATAATGCCTGTAACTGGGTTGCCGAAAAAGCATTCCATTCCAAAATATTTAATAAAATGTTATTGCAGAAATCAGTGTATTACGAATTAAAACAGAAATACAATCTTTCATCTCAAATGGCAATCCTCGTAGTAAGAAAAGTTTCTTCTTCCTATGCCAACAAAGACCAGCGAAATACATTGATAAATTATTACAAATATGGTTCCATAGACTATGATACCAGAAATTTTACCATTAAAAAAGACAATATGGTATCACTAATGGTTCTGAGTGGTAGAATTAAAATTCCATATCAATCTTATAAAAAACTTAGTGATCTGAACTTATGTGGCCAATGTGAGTTGATCTATGACAAAGTAAAAAAACAATTTTATGTTAACTTTGTTTATGATGAAATTGAGAAGAAACCAATAGAAACCAATAAGTTTTTAGGAGTTGATATGGGAATAATTAATATTGCAGTAACATCCGATGGAGAAATTTATTCGGGAGATAAGGTTGAAACTCATAGAAAAAAGATTACTTTATTAAAATCAAATTTACAATCAAAAGGAACAAAATCGGCGAGAAAACATTTAGTTAAAATTAGTAAAAAAGAAAACAGATATAAGAAAGATACAAATCATTGTATAAGTAAGAAGATTGTTGTGAAAGCAAAGGCACTTGAAGTAGGAATTAAGTTGGAAGATTTACATTTTTATTCCAAGAAAACGGTTAAAAAGTTTAACAAGAAATTGCGGGATAATAACGCAAGACTTGGTAAATGGTCTTTCGGACAATTGAGGGAGTTCATTACTTACAAAGCAAAAATAGCAGGAATACCAGTATTATTTGTTAATCCATCATATACTTCTCAAATTTGCAGTAAATGCAATCATTGTGAAGAAGACAATAGATTAACACAAGAATTATTTACTTGTAAGAAATGTGGATATTCTACTAATGCGGATTACAATGCCAGTATAAATATTTCTCGGGCTGCAATCAATCAGCCTATTGTATGTAAATCTTCTAAGAGTTTAGGAGTCTTACAAACCTCTGCCTTCAGGCAGGGGTAGTTGATGTAATTCCTCGTCTTTAGTAGTGTCCATATAAGCGCCAAATAATATAAATGAACTCGACGAACTATTTGAAACAAATCCTATTCTTATTTTCATAATTTTTTAATGTTTATTTTCTCTATCCATTCTTTACCGGTGACGGATGTTACTCTACTAATTTCATAACTATTGGGTCCGTAGGTTTCCATCATCGTTCCATAATTAATTCCCTTGTATAGAGTATCATTTTTAGGATCATATATAAATGATTCATGTCCGTAATGACATTCTGCTACGAATGGAATCTTATTCTCAATTAAGAATACCATGACTTCATCTTGATTACAATCAACTTCGTATCCCCAATTGTATCCAAGTTCGTTCAAACCCTTACTAATAATCCTCGCCTCAGATTTCCATGCTTTTTTGTCATAAAACGAAGGAACTCCACTTGGAACATGAGCAGTAGTTTTACGAAAACCATAATTATCTAATATGGTATCCTGTTGCTCAGTCAAAACAACCATTGGTACACATACCGACCCCTTCGGTCTCCTGTCGCCCCGCCGAACAATAAAAGAACTCGAACTACTGTTGCTTACAAAGCCATTTCTAATTTTCATAATTTTTTAATGCATACTAATATGAAAATGAACCACTCGGTTAAAAACATTACCATGTTCCAATACATTTCCAACCGGATCATGATCTTCGTATTCAAAAATAAAAACTTTCTTATCTTTCAATTTAGGAAGAACCGTCTCATTAACATACTTCATTGCCGCCACATCTCTCGATTTATTCTCCGCTTTCCATTTTGCATGCTGCATATCCCAAATTTTTTGAGCGAATTTTCTTGTATCTTTATTTTCTATTTCTCCTGGAGTGCCCCAATGCTGTTTGGGGTATTTCTTGCAAAACTCATCCATTAATTTATAAACCGGATGGTTTGACTCCGTTTCAGGATAATCTGCTAATTCACCTGCTCTAATTACATCGAAAAGTCGTTTTTTTGTAGCAAGTTTTTGATTTTTAATATCATCGAAAATTATATCTGCCGCTTTTTGGGTGTCCAATTCTATATCATACGCAGATAGAATTTCATCATTCTTAAAAAGTAACTTCTTCAATTCTTCAACTGTTTTGGGTATTGTATCAAATCCCACAATAAACGAAGATGAAGAAGAATTACTTACAAATCCATTTCTAGTTTTCATAATTTTATATTTTTCGGCTTAATGTCTCTATGATTGCTCCATAAGACAATAAGATTTTTGGTTGCTTCCATTTGACTCATCATCTCTGTGGTAGAAGTATCATGATAGGATATTTCGATCTCAGCGACCTTGTATCCTTTATGTTCGGCATCTATCATCACTCCAAATAATGGAGATTTTCCTCTGTTTTGCGGTTGATATCCTCTACTTTCTTCCCCTTTCTCCCAAATATCTTGTGCCGTTCGATGATGAAGTTTAGTCGTCTCATATCCATCGGAATTGCCCATATGTTCTACCATATCAAGGAAATCTGGGTCTCTTCTTCCACAAGTGGGACACGCATCTGAATGCTGCTTCACTGCAACAATAAATGAGGAAGAACTACTATTTGATACAAATCCATTTCTAGTTTTCATATGTCATATTCTAATCTGAGGATAAAGTGGACACTGACGGTCCAGCCCATGCAAACGTTCCCTCCAATTTAAAGACACCGGAGAATTCCATGCGTCATTTAAAAAATCATTTACTTCTAGTATATTTGTTCCCTTTTCCATATCCTCAGCAAAACTACATGGAAAAGAAATTCCTTCTACATTGATATAATAACTATGACAATTGGATTCACACCGTTCACATGCCATTAGAATAGATTTTTTAACTTTTTCGTTTAACTGTTTGCTTTCGGATACCGATTTCTCTACTTTGGGCGATCCACAGGAATCAAATCCGAATCGAATATTGTTATCAAAACAAAACGTAACCAATTTATCGTATTCTTCATATGGAAGAATATGAAATGTATTTCCTCTGCCTTTAGGTTTTAGTCCCAAAAATACAATTGCATTTAACCCAGTTAAACGAGAATCGTTTTTAATATCATTCAATATTTCATATAAAAATGAAAGCGTTTCTTGACTGATCATATAATGCACATTGCATTGCTTTAACCCTGCTTTAAGAAAACGATTAATCAATTTATAGCATTGATCCTTATCCTCTTTATAAATACTAAATGCGGCGGCACCAATAAGGGAGACGAGTTTTGTAATTTCGTCATCTGTCAGAGTATCCCTTCCCGAAATGGTAAGATTAGGAATAATATTTTGCTGACGAGCATATTCAAAAATTTTGAATAAATCCGGATTAGCATTAAAACTCGTAATTCCTGCTGCCATTTGAGTCAAAAAATGAATTCCATTCACTTTAGGAAATTTATCGATAATTTTCTTAAATTTTTCAAAGGACATATACTCTGGCGTACCTGCCGAATTGCCTTTATAACAAAAATTACAGATTTTACCGGATTCCTTTCCCTTGGGACATCCATTAATCGATGTTTCTATATCTAAAATTTCGGGAGCAGGAGACTGTTGTGGATCATCCTCCACTGTTTTCCCCCATCGCTGAAAATACCCGTCCTCCAATCGAAAATTATAGTTGTAATCTTTCGACCGAAACTTCTTAATGCCGTTTTCAATTATTAGTGTCATAGTTACTAATTATATTAGTTCTATTCCTTGATATAACTTTGAAATTTAATAAAACTACCGCCGAAGAAAACACGAATATCCTTGATAATATCTTCTCGGGATACATTAAATTTCTTTAAAAAATATTTTACCAAATCGGCATCGGTAATTACATTTATAGAACAAATCGGGCAACAATTTGCGGGATAATCTCCGCCAATTGGATTTCCATTTGATTTAATTTTTTCATCATAAACCTTTCGTAATTCAATATCATTTAATTTTTGATAGTATTGACACTCTTTTTTGCTATCAGTAATCTCAATTAATTTATTGAACATTTCCTTATGTGAGATACAATGTTTATAAGATTCAAAGAGATATTCTTCCTTAAAAACGTGTCCCGCCGTACACCGGCATAATCCAGATGATTTAAAGTCCAAATCATATACCTCGATGTCTTCTCCGGAAATGTCGCAGATAAATGAACTGGATGAGCTATTCGATACAAATGATGTTCTATTTTTCATGGTGGTGAGTATATTGGTTTTTTAGAAATAGTCAAGGGAATATTTTAGCTCTGTGCAATATTCTCAAATGGTTTGGTGCAAAGTAAATTTACATAACCAATCATTTTTTTGTATATCGGGGCTTCCTTGGTGATTTGCCATTGTTTAAGTCCTTCATTATCAATATAGTCCATAAGAGAAGTTCCAAATTCTTCTGATCTGGCTTTAAGATCACATAGCATCTCGGCCAAAAATACATCGGGCATGTTTTCAATTCCATTCCAATGCTCCGCATGATGCGGACTTATTTGCCGATGATGATGAATTGCTAATTTTAATTTCATTTTAGCATTTTCTTCTTCATATTTTACACCGGGAGCCATAAACTCAAATTCAATTCCCGTAAACTTACTCAAATCATGCGCATACCCATTCGCAATAAGATTTCTTCCTAAATCGATTTCCCCCCGTTCTATCATTTTTTCGCCTAAAATAAGGCAATTATCACTGACATTTCGAATATGTCTGGAAATTTCTCGGATTTTTTTCATCGTCAGTTCCGCCGTCCGACGAAATTTTTCGTTTTTCTTCATATTTACACTCCAGGTTAACAGACATATGCTGAAAAGTCAATCACAGAAAACATTTCCATGTCACTTTTCCAACCGGATTTATCCAATAGAAACTTCGTCGTTTTTCAATGAATTGTTGGAAAACATTGGCGGTTCCTCCCTTGTTACCGTCGAAAACGCAGATTCCAACATCCATGTGTTCCACCATCCATGAATTTTTAACTTCTTTTATCTCTTTGGCAGATTCCAACAGTTGCTTTCTCCACTCGGCATCCCGCACCTGCATAGTGTTTTCTTGTCCTTCAAACGGAATACAGGCAATATATGGAATTCCAAGCAAAATACATGATTTGCAAAAATACAAATCAATTCCACTCGCCATTTCAGTATAAGCTAATAAATCTTTGTTTTTAGTTTTTATTTCAACTAAAACATCGTCAATGGCGGTTTGTATCCATCCAAAATCATACGGAGCAATCTTCTCCATCCGATGTCCGGTAATTACTATTCTCATTTTTTTCTTCTTCTTTATCTGTTTTAATCCATTTTCTAATCCATCGAATAAAATAAATAGCTTTATCTTCGGCTAAAAAAGTAGAGTTCCCTGCCTGTGCTTCTTGAAGAGAAATAGGGAATAATAATCCTTTCTCTGTTTTATAGTTACTAATTTTATTGTCTTTTATGACAACACTCTAGTTTTCCGGACACTAGGAACTATAGGTTCCTTGCTCACAACATCCCAATAGAATCCATTCCTATTCTTCTGCTGTAATCGTTCCTGCTTCCCAATTGAAACAAGATCAAAAGAAATGTTCAGGGAACCATTCAAATCCGCATCACACTCATATGAGCACTTATCACACTTGAATTGCTTTCCCTTCCTATTTCTCTTGCGAGTCCATCCGCATTTGTTGCATCTCTGTGAGGTATAAGTCGGACTAACCTTACTTATCTGGACACCAGCATCGTTCAGTCTTACTTCCAACTTATCAAATAATTCTGCGTAGTTCCAATGAGATAATAACCTCGAAGATCTCTTTCCTCTCCTCAAATATTTAATATTCTCAATGTTTACTTTCTTTACTCCATCTAAATTTATCCTATTCACCGCCCAATGTATATAATTACTCCTGTGCCTATCAGTCTTATTGAAATTCTTACTATCCTTCTTCCTTCTTGATAACTTTTCACAGATAGATTTGTAGGTGTGACCATGAATATCTGCTTCTACAATTTGTCCGTCAGAACAAGTTAAAGTAGTAATTTGTCCAATGTCAATCCCAATGGTTTTTCCACTTTCAACTTTAACCGGAGATGGCAATTCAAACATTAAAGTTATATCATCATTTGATATTCTAATTCCATCTTTTAACACTCCATGCTCCAACATTTTATTAAAATGCTTCGTTTTCTTGAAAGGGACAACGATTTTCAATCCATTTCCCAAACTGGTTAAAGTCAACCAACCATCAAATGATGTAATATTATTCAAGTCAATTTCAACAAATCTCGAATCCAGTTCTGGTTGAATTATTTGAATATTTGGTTTAGATAGTTTAGTATTATTATAAATTGTTTGAAGAATCCTAGCTTTTTTAGGCATTCCCAATTTTTTGAATTTACGTATTTGGAACAATCGTTTGGATTGTTTCTTTTTACAACCACGAACAATCCCAGACGCTTGTTTTCCGGCACATTGAATGGAACGAGCAGACAACCAACTATCTACGGTAGAAGTTAGAGATTTATCGAGGAGGCATTTGACATCATCCATATTCCATAATTTATCAACAAACAGAGAAACAACTCTACGATATTCGTTGATGAACAGGTCGATATTATCCAATTTTGTGGTATTGGAGAATTTAAGAGTTGTTTTGGTTGATCGAATCATTTGGATGTTTCCAGTTCTTTGATTAGTTGTTCGGTTTTTCGTTTACTTCTTCGTTGACCATATATTCTAGCACAAAATGAAGTTATAATATTTACGAAATCTTGTACTAAATCTTCTTTTTCTTCTCGAATATTATTTATATAAATAACTTTACAGTTAAAATGTTTACATGCCAATTCAATATAAGAAGACCCAAACCTACTTAATCTATCTTTATGTTCAACCACTATGATTGACGCCTTACCGTCATTTATAATTTTAATTAATTTGGGACGTTTATCATTCAATCCACTTCCAATTTCTTTTATATTTTCATGAGTTTTCCATCCATTAGCATTACAATAATCAATTAATCTTTTAGATTGTGTTTCGAGATTATCTTTATTTTCAGAAGAAGATACCCTGGCATAAGTAATAATATATTCTTCCTTAATTTTATTGATTTCATTTGGAATAATAATTGTTCCAGTAGGTAATTTATATGCTCCTGTTAATTGTCCACGATTAAACATCAACCATGCTGTTCGGTAAAGTATTCCTTTTTCTTTCGCCCAGTGACTTAATTTCATATAGAATACATATAACCAAAAAACACGAAAAGACAATAAAAAACAATAAAATTAATTACCTATGATAATACCAAAACGTATTGTTCTTGAAATATTGAAATCGGACTTTCTGTCCGTGATTGACATGTTCAAGCAACGGCACGTTTTTCAGATCGATATATCTTGGAAGTATTCTTTTTTCCATTTTTCGTTTTAGAATCCGCAATTATAATCTCTTTAATCACTTCTTTTATGCCAATTACTTTCCACCAGCAATTGGGATATTGCGTAGAATATTCTTTAAATTTTTTAAGTGCAAATTTTTTATCTGCAAATGTTCCGATATCTTGCCATTTCGATGTCGATTTCGACTGTCCTGATATTTTATAATACATATTTGTTATTTATAACTAAAAAACAATATTCCATTTTACAGTTTTAAACGCCGCCAACGTAGTTCCGCCACTATATGAGATTCCACTTCGAATGCTGTCTTCTATTAAATCACACATTTCGGAAATTGTTAGTCCATTTGTTTCTATTTTTATTGTTACTCCTTCAATATGAGTCTTATTGCCTTTTGCTTTCTCCGATGCATTTCCATAATATCCATTTATAATGGCGGGAGAATTTAAACATTTAGAAAATAATGCTCCGGACATTACAAAATCGGCTCCAAGCGATAATGCTTTGTTTACATCCCCAATCCACACTTCTCCATTTTTATCTATTGTCAGCCCCCCATCACTCATAATATCAATTGTTTTTGCGGCATCTACGCATTCCAATAACGAAGATACCGTTGTTGATCCAAATCCAGTATATTGACGAGTTCTACAACTGGCAGAGGTGCCTATTCCGATTTTTGCACAATTTACTCCAAAATCTTCTAACCAGTTAATCCACTCGGGAGTGCATCCATTTCCAACTGTGAGATACGCATTTGGATATTTCTCTTTAACTTTATTAATGGTGACTATGATATTATTATTATGAGATAATGCTACATCAATTGTAAAACTATCAACTGTCAACCCCTCTATGTTCAGCCGATTAATAAGATTACACCATTCATCTCCTATTCCAATTGATATAGATACAGTTTTCCATTTTTCTATATTGGCGGTTTTTACAAAATTTTCAACATCCGACACTCCATTAATCCGGTGGTAAACATAAAACCAATTCCGATCATCAAATATTTTACATATCTCGGGTGTTAGGAGAGACTGCATATTGGCGCAACATACCGGAGATGCGTATTTTTTTGTTCCAATATATGTGGAAATATCGCACATATTTCTACTATTTACGTTAGACTTGTTAGGACGAAGAATAATGTCTTTATATTGTAACTGTTTTTGCATTTTGACGTAGGCTATACCAAAAATACAGAAAAGCAACTTATTTTATTTTTTTAACAAGTTCGCTAAACTTGATTGGTTTTATTGGAGGACCGGGACTGAAAGATTCATTAATATTATACCATTTTCGAAATACATCATATGCAACAACCATATCTTGACCAAAAACATAAACCCCGATGTCTTTTTTCCCCGATGGATACTTGGCCCACACATATTCATATCGCCGACCTCCCATTACAAACGGTTCTTCGCCCTGCATTTTTCCAATATATTCGACGTATAACGGTGGTTCTTCCTGTCCTTCCGCTTTAATGTCTCTCGGATGGTCGAACGCTTTTGGAGTTCGGATAGGATCCACATTAGCAGTTACATTCCCCGTTCCCGTTCCCGGTGCGCCAGAACCACCTTGTCCGCCGCCTGCGGCTCCGCCATCTTCCGTTAAGAAATTTTCGGTGACTAGAATATTAACACATTCTTGAATGAGTTGTTTTAGATATTGTTTTTTCATATAATATAAATATGATTCAAAAAGTCATTACATATTTTAAATTGCCACAATCCCAAATTCTATCCCATTCGTTATTTTTCATATTCTCCCATTCGGATAAATTAGAATCAAATATTTTCAATCGAGCCGCTAAAACATTTTTTCTAAACCCAAATCGATGATATCTTTTGTATTCCTTTCCTCGTCCGAAATACCAATAATTCGGAGTTCCATCTGACACTTTTTCGAATCCCAATTTTTCATACAAATTGTTTTTATAAAATGTCCATCTTCTATCCGCATATGATATTATTTTAGTGGGAGTATATTTCTTTATAAAATAGTTAAGGAGTTTTCCGGCCCCTCCAATAACATGTGATGAGCTTGCATATCGAATTAATTCAAATTCAGATTTATTGTCTTGTTTATGATTCATGAATATCCTTTTATGACCAAATGTCATAACTCCTACCAATTTATCCATATAAAAAAGTCCGGTTTTTATGGAACTAGTATCCTGTCCTTGAATATGATAAGTGTTTAAAAATATATTTTTTTCAGTAGAAGAAATTTCTTTTATTATACATTTTCTTGCATAAATAGTCTCTAATTTTGTTTGTTTCAAAAGATGCGAAAGTTTTATCTTAACTATATCGGAATGATTTATCCATTCATCTTCAAATATATGAATAAGTTGAATATTCTTCTTTTCGCACTCAATAGTCTTTTGAAGATGATATTTCCTTAACTTATTTCCACCCATCTCACCATGCCAAAAAAGACCATTGCATTCTATTGCAATGTTTATAGAAGGTAATAAAATATCCAGTTCATAATTTCCCGAAAGAGTTTTTTTGTCATTCTCGATTATTGTTACTGATGTCCCCAATATTAATTTTATATATTCCGTAACTTCTTTTTCAAACGTAGACGATCCCTTATAACAGTCGGTGCATCGTGGAATATCCCCATCTTCTAAACAATCTTCAAATATAGTGGAACATTTTTTACATTTAAACTTATATTTTTCATAGTACCCTCCATTTATATATGCATCTTTCGTAAACAGGGGAACCGCACGCTCATTTAATCGTAACGTGGAAAACAATGAATCGTAAAATGCACTGCGACGTGTTATCGTCGTTTTTAATTGAACCTCAGCGGATTTTTGTACATTATCAACTCCATATTTTTTCATAACCCCATGCTGAATTCGGTCAGTATCCTGCAATATCCAAGACACCCCATAATTTTTTAGACAAGTTTCTTTTTTCCTCGCACTTATAATGTCTAATTTTGATACATTATCCACTCCGTATTTTTCTAAACAGGTAGAAACTCGTTTTTCTTTTACTTCCGAACTTTGAAGTCCATATGCGTGTCCATATTTCTTCATATTCGTTGCTCTGATCTTTTCACATGTCTCTGGAACTTTTTGAGCACATCGATTACAACATGTTCCCAAATATCCTCTGATAAATGATAAAAAAGTAGTGGAATTGTTGCATTCTGGATTGTTACATTTATTCGCCGCTGGTTTATCATTTATAATATGCCATACCCGTTGTGACATGGATGGATTATTAAAAAGAAATGAAGTAGTATTTATTATTTGATGATACTTCTCCAAAAATCCGTTTTCTAAAAACCAACTCTCATCCGTTTTTTTAGCTATTATTTTTTTGGTTTTACCCAGAAGATTATCGATAACCCAATCTTTTAATTCATTCATAAGACATTATTACATTTGACTTTGTTGTATAATTACATACTACAATAAAGATATAATGTCAATCTTTTTGGAGATTTATTTTTTTGGAGGTAATTTAACCGATGTTGGAAAGAATGTCCCGAACGATCTTATTTATCGATTCCCACTTGTTATTCACCGGATTTTGTGCTTTTTGAACGCCTTCATGTAATGAATTTTGATCTTTCATAAACATAAATGCCCCTGCTGTGCTGGGATTGCTGACGAAATCAAAAGCGATTAGTTCTAGGTCTTCACCTACAACCGAGGTGCTTTCTGAAATTTTATTTAGTGAACCGAGGGCACGGGATGAGATACCTACATTAATACCATTACGAAATAATTCACGAAGAATGTTACCGCTGGGGGTTGTTAATACCTCGACTGTGCCGATGAGATCATTACCGCTCCAATGGATACCGATAACATTATGGGAAACGTTTTTTAAATTAACTACACTATTTCCAGACCAAAAACATTTATTATTGTCCCTACAATAAAATGTTTCATTTGAAACGGATACACAATAAATTCTGTCATCATAATCAATCTCTTTGATATCAATGAATCTATTGTCTATGTGAATATAATTGGAGTCATTAAGTTTCGGAATTTTTAAATGAGTATTAACACTCTTATTTAAATCATATAATTCTGCGGCAGTTTTAAGCATTAACTTGCCATATCTATCTTCAATAACAAATCGATGGTTTGGAGTAACGGTGGTATCTATATTTTTTCCTTTAATATGATACATCTTTCCTTTATATGCACTGTCTATCTTTTTATTTATTGTGTTATACTCCGGTTTATTAGTAGTAAGATTTAATGTTAATACCTCTTCATTGTCCGCAATGTCTTTAATATATTTCCAACCATTCTTGGTCAGAATTTGACCTGATTGCGTTAGACAGGAGTCTGGATGGTCGAGTTCACCGAGCGCCCGTCTTTCACGAATAAACGTATCGGCATATTTTTGTGCTTCTCGCATTAAGACTTGTTTTGGATATACTCTACCGTTTTGGTTTTGAACTTCTGCCCGTTGTAAAACACCTTCGACTCGAAATGGGGCATTCGGCTTTTCGAGTGATTCCCGAAGCATTCTCGGATTGGCACTGAAAGTCTGGACTTCTACTAATAATTTTCGTTCATTCATACGGTTGACTGTTCTGCTGTTCAATTATGCGACTAAGTTTTATTTTAAAATCTACTTTTTATTTTTGTCATCAATTAGACGGGCGGCAGCGAATCATCATTTGTAGATTTCTGGTCATCGACATCATTGATAGCCTTCAAAATCAATTTATCTATCTTTGTTATTTCTCCAATATAATACTGAATGAAATTATCTGCTAGAGGCGCAGTATGCTGTCTGGCTTCGAGCAATTCCTGTAATTTTGCTACATCTCCGGAAAGCTTGCTTATTTCTCGGATTAAAGAAACTGTGGCGGGTTCACTGGAAACCTCATCCATCATTCCCATTGGTTGTGGCGATGCTATTTTAAATTGATTACCACCTAAACTTTCAAATAATTTTTTCTTCATATAATTTACACCGGGTCTTGTTTACGTTTCATATCTTTCTTACCAATCGAGGTAAGTTCATATCCAAGAGCAGCAGATCCGGCTACTCCTCGATGACTGCCGCCTCTACCCGATACCCATCCTCCTCTGACATTACCGGGAAGACTGATAGGACCAACCGCCGACGTTGTAGTCATTTCATCTAAAATTTCCTCTTCCTCCGCTTTATTTGCCATTTCATTTAAAATGGTTCGAATAGTTTCTTTGATGACCGTTTTAAGCTCTGTTTTAGTAATTGTCTCTTTTGGGGAAGAATATTCATTAATACATTCCCGAACTAAACTTTGAAATTTTATTTTATCCATGTAAAGTTATTCCCAATTGTTTGCGAACTTCTTTTAAAAGTTCATAGGATAAAAGCAGTACCATAATCTGACTATCACGCACTTTAGAAGATTCCGGACTTATTTTATTTAATTGATGAATTACTTCATTTACTTTAATTCGGGCAACATTATCTTCAATCTTTTTAACAATTTCAGTCAACTGTGTTTTTACTTCTATCCCCTTGATTTTAATGAAATTTCCCAGAGAATTAGTATTAGCTATATTATAAATATATTCACGTAAAACTGTTTTTTGGTCATCGTCCAATAAAGTATGGTATTTTGCATTAAGTTTTTCAAGTAAAAATTCATATGCAAGAAGACGAGTTTCCGAAGATTGTTGTTTATACGTATTAAGAAGTTGTTCATCTTCGGTTTCTTTAATTATCGATTTTGGTTTATCGATGACATGTTCTATTATACAGGTTTTAGCTTGAAATACTTCATTGATATTGAATTTAATATTTCGGGAAATATTATCTTCGAAGATTTTATAAATGGATGCTAATATGCGATAATTTCGAACCGGCGCTTTAAGTAAGTCATCCAAAGGATAGGTTTCTTTTATTTCTTTTATTAATTCGTATTTTTCTTGGTTTAATTTTTTATTACTAAGTTTCTTTCGAGCTTCTAGGATAATACTAAGCATTCGTTCTGCCTGTGCCTCATTTTTGAGTTTATGCGTCAAAAGAGTGCTATATAGCTTCCATTCTTGACTTAATTCTGTGTTTTCTTTAAAATACTTGAATAACAAATTCTTTGCATTAGACTCAGATTTACCGCCGACAATATCGGCGGTTAACTGCTGTGTCAATAGTTCAAAGAGAATGCCAGTATTTTTAAACTTAGAATGCCGCTTTTTCTTCTGGATCTGCATAGTAGTATTTTGACTTAATTATAAATATACTCTTTCTCATTGAAAAGAGTATATTTATTATAACTTTGATTACTCATCTCGAATATTACCTTCATCGAGTAAAGTTTTTCTTTTACCGGTTTTTTCGGTTTCTTCCCTTAGTTCGATTTGCTCTTGCAATAGTGGTTTTTCTAAAAACGCCTTTAAATTGCTTAAGACTCCTTTATCGATTGTTGGTTTTATACGAACCCCCTCGAATTGAACATCCCGTGGTTTATATTGAATTCTACGATCCGAACCTGGTTTGGACTTCATCCCTAATCTGCCATCATAATCCTCTCCAAAGGGATAATCCTCCGAATGTTTTAACCCAGTTTGATCCCTATCGCTTTGATCTCTATCACTTCGATCTTGAACCTTTTCTTCTTTTAACCCACCAGGAGCCCCGCCGCCAAGTTCACCTCCTCCACCCTCTCCGCCTCCAGGTTCACCTCCTCCTTCGCCCTCCCCGCCTTCAGGCCCGCCTCCTAAACTTTCTAAATCCGATCCGCCCTCTGAACCTCCTCCACTTTCGCCTCCCCCATCTTGTTCATCCGCCCCTATTTTTTGAGCAGGTTTAGCCGGATCATTACCTTCTTCTTCAATTGATGTAAGGCGATATTTCTGTTTAGTATCTTCAATAATCTGATCTTCAACTACAGTCTTATCGTCGTCTGACATATTGAAAATATTCTTATAAATCCAATCTTTAGAATATAGTTTAGATTCCATCATATCAGTTGCAACTGCAACTTTGTCGGACCAAATTTCAACCTTCTCCCGCTCAAATATTGTACTTGGATTGGTAAGTTCAAGCTCAAAATCTACTAATGCTTCATCCCTATACCCTTGTGCATACAAATGAACAATGGCAATTTTACTTAACTCGGAAGTTAAAATACGTTGAAGTCGTTGTATCGTTCTCGCAAAACGAACATCTTCCGAGTTATGAATAATAACTCCGGCCAATGTTGCAAAATTATGATGTTTTTTTATTGTTATGTCACAAGTATCTCTTTTTTCTGACAATATCTCTACTCTTACTACTTTATGGTTTTCTATATTTTCTGATAAACATAATGACATCAATGATTGTCCTTGGGTTAAGGTTTGCGCTTCTACCCATGTCCCATCTCTTAACATAAAGCGATGATCCGGTGTGCAATCAATATATTTACTATTATCAAGGTGAACTCTAACTATATCAGTGTTCATTCTAGTAAATCCCGCCCATTCTATCTCGCCGGGAACAATATTTTTAGTTGCTTCATCAAAAGCATACACGTAGTTTTTAATACCAGCATCATAATCTTTAATTAATTCTTCTACAGTACTAATTTTCTCATTTAATAATGGTATTTTTGTTTCCGGAACAATACAAGCTAAAGTACTTTTCCCTGATATTGACTCATCGTACCCTAAAAATGCCTTGGGAATTTTCAAAGCCGCCATCATTTTGTTTTTAACGTAATCTAGATCCTCAATACCTGTCCATTCCATGCCGGGAAGAGATTCGATTGCGGTTCCACTGTCTCCACCCCGAACCGGCAAATAAAAATCTTGTACCATATTCTGTAAATTAAACCGAAGATTATAGTCTCCGGTTCGTTCATCCATATAAGGAACTTTCTGTACTTTGGATATTAATTTCTCCATATAAGAATCAACCTCATTAGGAGGAATATTTCCCACGTCAATTTTAAAAATCCGGCGTTCTGGTGCCCGCATAACACGATGAATTAACATGGCATCTTCGAGCAACGAAAGCTGTTTCCACACTCGCCTTGCGCCTTCTATATAACTCTTTCCATATGGAAGAAAATTGCTATCCGATAATAATCGAAAATGTGCCATTTCATAATTCTCTACTATCTCGGCTTGTGAAGTATCCGTAGGACGAAGTTGAAACTTAACATATCGTTTGTTGTAGGGATCACAATTTTCAATACGTTCAACATTATACGGAGAAATTGGCTCCACCATGTAAATACCGTATTCCGGAGTAATATATAATTTTAAAAAGAAATCCCCGTATTTACATAAATTTCTAGTCCATGACCACATGTTACCTTCAATATTCAAAATATCATAATATAAATTATGAAGAATCTTCTTAACATTGTTGTTTTTAGAATGAATAACAATTACTTCCTTTAATTCGTTGAGAGTAAGGCACTCATCTGCCACGATATCCAAACATGATGCCAGGATGGGATCTTGATCCATTGTGTTTGATACAAAACAACTATCAGTAGCGAAATTATGATATTCTTCCACGGTCATATCATATACTTCTATTTCTCCAATACATTCAATGGATGCAATTTTAGGAGATACATTATAATTTCCCTCTAATGCCGCTGACATCACGAAAAACATCCCGATTTCGGTCTCATTTACACATTTATAAATTCTATCATCATTTATATTAAATGGCATTACTGACTCACCGACTTTCAAATCAAAGATTGTTTTATATTCACCATTTCGCATTAGGAACGGATGTTTAATACTTCCAATTACATATTGACCATTATCCAATGTTACTTTAAATCCAATACGTGGACCTTTCATTCTTGGGTGATATGCTTTTCCTAATTTAATCGAGTCGCCTCCGTGGTCATATGAAAATACAAAGAAACGTTCCTGTGGGTTATCTTTATATTTTTCTGTTAATTCTTTTATTGTTGGACGAGAACCATCGGGCAATGGGATAATGGTATCGGGTCCGACACAATCATAATCTCGAAATAAATCCATTCTTGCGGCCTGATAAGACAGGGCAAAATCTCTTGAGTAAGCATTATACGAAGTGGCTCGAATTCGATTAAATCTATCTCGCAACGAATTGCGATCCGTTGCATACATGATGTTATCAGTATCTTTAATCTTAATTTGCTTACCGCCGACATTACGAACAATTACGTCCGTAGAAAATAGTCGTTTTAATCTAGCATAAAGAGACTGTTTCTTTATATCTACCACATCATCTTCAAATTGTTTAATTGGCTCTCCCATATATTTGTATTTCTTTGTCTGTGTATATTTCTTGTGTATAAATAGCGAATTTAATCTAAAAGCCACGTCAGGGACTCGTTTTTTGAGCCCCATGGAGATTTAGTTGGTCCCACTGGCATTGACCATGTATCTTTTGCTCGCTGTGGGCCTATTTTGTACATCGGGGTTTCGGATGTTTTTTTAACTACGATTTGATCTAATGTTGCTCTAGTAAGATTAGTTCGTTCCATTTGAAGTCTAAGCGCAGTATCCCTTACCCAGATTCCAATCGCCAGCGCCATAACTAAATCATCATTATACCCTCTAGCCGCTTGCGGCTTATGATTTTCCCAAATAAATACTTCTAATTCAGAATAAGTTCTTTTGGAATATATTGTAATGGATTTATCCACAAAATATTGACAGAGATTTGAAATAATGGTCGGACGAGTTCGAAGGGTAGTCGCAAATCCCGGCACTAATTTCTTGTCTTCAGTATAATATTTATTGGTCATTTGTTGTTCTACGTCTACATATTTTAAATCCGAAGATCCATAAAAGGTATTGGGATATGATCTATCAATAATTTGCTGTAAAGTTGCCCATCCCGGACCTTCTCGTTCTACAATAAGTAAAGCATTATTATAATCGGTTGCCACCGAAACCAACATATTTCCAAAATCTTTAGTTGAAATATGTCCTTTATATTCAGCACATTGTTCCATTGTTTTGACATTTAAAACATGAAATGATGAAAAATCTTCTCCGTCGCCCCTTGCCACATCTGCGGCTACTGCATAGCTAGTATCCGTAGTGTAAGATGGATATTGCCAAATCCAATAATTTTGATCAATTCCACGTTTCTCCACCGGATCTTTCATATAGGTCTGTTTAAACCATGCCAACAGAACCAAATCAATAACTGTCGCTCCAGAACTCAGAAAATCACAATCCAATTCCTGTGCGGTCTTTTTTAAATTTTCACTAACTCTATCCTGTTCATCTCGCCAATTTTTATCTCGTTCCGGATGCAAATGCCATGGAAGTTTAATCGGGAAGAATTTACTTCTATTTTCTTCAGCTTGAACCCACATTTTATGGAAGAAATTACCCACGCCATTCGGAGTTTGGTGACCAATAAATCCATTATAAATAACTGAATGACACCAAAAATCCTCATCGTTTTGTGGTAGTGAGAAATCGAAAGTTTCGTTTTTTGAAGACTCTATATTTTTAATTTCACACCATACGATATTCTCTTTTAATATTCTATTCCAATTGGTTTGTTCTACATCAGAAAGGAAATTCCCAAAAAGCGAATACAAAAACAGGACGTCTTGACGTGAAAGGTGCGATGTTTTATAAGGAGTTTTTTTATTCAAATATCCATTTAAAAATAATCCCGTTTTTTCATAAAGTTCTTTTCCATTAAGTGACGTTTTATCGATTAATAATTTAATTAAAGATAAAGTATTTGGAACGACATCGTGACTACATGCTCTTTTTAAATTGGATAAAGATAATTTATATTTATTTTTTTGTTTCCGTTCTAGATTAAATCCTATCTCATTGTAAAATTTTAAAGCATTTCTTCCATTCATTTCTAAAACCAATGCACCATTATTATGCTTTATCTTTCCCCGATAAGAGTTCATTTTTTCTTTGGAATGATTACACACTCCGGATAATATTCCAAAATTCATTAAAATAAACCTAATTTGTTTTATTAATTCTTTGGACGTAGACGTTAATTGAACGATATTCTTTGTTCCACCCCCATCGCCATCAAATATTCCTTTCAACATCCACCGTATATTTTCACGGCTCATTTTCAATAAATTTTTTGGTATCTTTTTATTTATTGCTTTTAAAGACAAATCGAACCCAACATACTCAAATAATTCCAGTAGGTTTTTGTTCGAAACAGTATAATGTATTCCATCCCAACAGTTATAAAATAATCCTAATGTTTCAAACACCCAAGATATATCATCTCCACATGTTATAGTTATTGAGCCTCCAACCATTTCTCCCAATTTATTTTTTACTTTGTATGAACTGCCTTCCGCAATATATAAACCAAACAAATATGCAAGGTTTGTAGTTATTTCGGTTGGACAAAAAGGAGAATGAATTTTATTCGAAGTGGATGGTTTAAATCCGTTTAATTTACAATAATCTCCCCAAATATTCATACCAATCTGCATTGAAAGGAAATCTCCTATTCCCAATTCTTCACTTTTATACCATCCAAATGAATTTGTGTCTTTTTTAAATGCCCACAATTTATGATTTTTTGTGCATTCTAATTCCGAAAATTTGGTTTTAATTTTTAAAGTATCTTGAATGCCATTGTTATATATTAAATTACTGTATCTTATTTTATCAACTCCTAGAATCCCATAATCATTTCTCTGATACCCCCCTGTTTTTGAAGTATCAATAAAATCTTCCATCTCCGAGATTCCGTTTGAAGATAACACCATAGTATCTTTTGTTACGCATGATAATAAAATAGCTTTACCACCAGTATTATGGTTTATATAACCATTAGCAAGGAACTTTTCGGTTGAAGGAACTCTTAAATCATAACTATAATCATTTCTTAAGAATTTTATAGAAACTACTTTATCATAATATTCTGATATGTCTTTGTCATATTGCTGTTTTAATAATTTATAATTTTCGGAAGTATTTAATCCATTCATTACATCTAACAAAGTTTCAACAGATGTAATGCTTAATCCCTTTCCTTCATACCATAAATATCTATCATAATAACACTTGTGTTTTTTTGAAAATTTTCTAACCGACATCCCACTTTCAAGAATTAAGTTTTTAACGATTGTCTTATCTGGAAAAATCCGTTTAATAGATTTTCTTGATAACTTTTGCCAGCCAAGTTGTTTTCTTTTAATTCTAAACCCAATTGTAGAATAAAATGAATGGGCGTCAAAACCTCCAATATGTAATTCATACCCACTGAAAATTCTAGTTTTATCTTTAATAACCGTGGATTTTGTTGATTTCCATACTGCATTTCGTATATAAGAATTTATTCCCATATTCAATAGAACAACTCTCACATTAGAAAGCAGTTCATATGAACCCGATGTAAGTTTAATTCCTTTGGAACCTAATGAACAACCATCTCCATCAAACAATCCTTGAAGAAACGCAATTTGTTCTTCTTGGGATGCCGCAAGAATTCGTTCCGGAATTCGTTTTGTATGAGCCGTTCCTTCACATCCTATCCATTTTAAAAGATTAACCACCCAACCCGAACTTAAATAATAATGTCTATCATCATAACATTTAAATCCTTTTTCTTTTAACCAATCGGTTATTTCTTTATCTGTGTTAGTAATCCCAACTGTTTTTTTACAAATGTGACCTTCAGCGGTCCAAATCCCGCACAAATAAGCAATTTCTTCATTGGAGAATTTATAAACAATAGCATCCTTCCTAATATTGGGATTGAATTTAGTATAATCTATAGATGAACCAAAAACATTTTGAGAATATTTACATAAAACAGCATCCTCATTTTCGTTTAAATCCCCAATAGTTTTCCACCCGCTTTTTGTCATTAATGGATGATTCTCGGTTCCAACAATCTTGCCACCACTTTCAAATTCCACTTCATATAAATCCGATTTTTCGGATTTATAAAAAGAAGAAACATCAACCATATTATCGCCATCATGTGTTTTTATATTTACAGGATTAAATTCCAGTTTAGTTGAGCTATTAATAAAAGTTTCCAAACGAATTAAACCCATGTCGGATAAAATAAGTGTATTTTTATCTAAACAAGATAGTGTGGGCTGGGCTGCCGCCCAAATCTCTTCCGCCTTTTCAATAAATGCACAATTACTTGATAAAATATCGTTGGAATAAAATTCCCGGTTTTTCTTCACTTCTATCAAATCATATAAATCAATTTCCCCATCAATCTTCTCTTTAGATACTAAAATTTTATTTCCATTTAATGCTAAAATCGAAGTGCCAAGTTCAATGTTTTTAACATATTCAAATTTACCATTTAATAATTTAATTTTATGATTTTCCGAACATTCTAAAATTGTTCCATCATCAAATACCATTTTAATATAACAATCTTTTTGACGAACCTGAACCCCTTTAAACTCGCTCCACCCATTTGGAGTTAATACTTCCCAATCCGATATTTTTTTAAAATTGCTCATATCTTATTTTCGAAAATGATTTTATACGGCAAATATCCATTTTCTTTACTGAATTTTATTGCGCATTTCGTTTTTGCTTTAATTTCTCCCGATTTTAATCCGGAAAACCACCATTCATGCTTTCTTTTAATTTCTACTATTCGCTGACTTTTCGTGTCGGAAATTAAAAAGTCTGAATAATACATTCTGTTTTTTTCATCTAAAATATACGGTAAAACCGGTCCATTTAAAATTCGAAGTCCCCTCGATTCGCACAGCTTAATAAATGCAAGTTCCGGAAGAGATTGATATACAATATTATCGTTAAAAATGGTCATATATTGTTGTAATTTATACGACTTTCTATTTATAGCCGACATTACTTTGTTTCTAATTATTGAATTTTGCATTGGGTGTGCAACTCCATACTTTAAAATGTTGGTTTGCTTCGATTTTTCTTTTATTTCGGGGAGCAATAAAACACAGGACACTCCATATCGTTCCATGCATGTATTTTTAATTTTTTCCTTTGCATAATCCGAGGCAAAAAAAGTATTACTACCATATTTCTCCAGACACGTTTCCTTAATTTTTTCTTGAACTGCCGGTATTTGAGATGGGTTTATAACGTTATATTTTTCCAGAAAAGTGTTTTTTGTCTGTATAAGATTAAAAGTATTCTCAATTCCATATTTTTTTATGTTACTTTTCTTCATTTTTAAAATAACATCTTTATTTTGAGTTGGCACAGATGCTCCATATCTCTCCCGATTGGTTGCCCGTTGCTTTTCTTTTATGACATCACTTTGTAGCGCATTTTCCACGCCATACTTCTCTATCATTGTATTTTTCATTTTCTCCGATAATGTCTTCGATGCCAATGTATATCCGCCATATTTTTCATTAACAGTATTATCTATCCTATCTCTTATTTCCTTTGATTGTAACGTATATTCCACTCCATAATGATTTAAACATGTCTGTTTAGACTTATTTTTTACTTCGTCGGATTGAGCATGATGTTCCACTCCATATCTCTTTAAACAAGTTTCACGATGTTTTTTATTATATTCTTCGGTGCCAGTAGCTGTTATTTTCCCATATTTTTTCAAACATGTTTTCTGCATTTTATCTACATTATTATAATTTTCGTCTCCATATTTTTCTAACTTAGTTTTTTTTATTTTTTGTGTTCGTAACTCTTGCAACTCCTTGTGATTTTTAAAATATTCACTGCGGCATTTATTAGAACAAAATTTTTGATATCCCTCCCGCAATCCTAAAAAAATCGTATCTTTTGTACAATTTAAACATTTCCCATTTAATCCGGGTTTAATCACCGAATCATAATAACTTTTCGTATTAAATCCATGACATTTTTTCAAATGAACCACAAATTCTGACTGCGATTTGCATTCTTTATTATCCAGTTTACACGTATATATTTGATTCATATAATTCACCAATTTTTACCGGTTTTGTTTCGCCGGTTTTCTTGTTTCGAATATACACCACTGTAGATTTTTCGCAACATTCATCTAAAACTAAAAGACTAAGTGCTGCGGATCTCCCTGCGGTTGTAGCAGATGAGACCGCTGATACTTGTGATCCATTGGCTAATTTAAGTGATAGTCGATTATCTTCTTTGCATTCTACCCTCATCCAAGACGGAAGATTATCATTTGCAAATCGAATTTTTGATACAATTTCTTTAGATACGTCTTGTTTAATAGAAATGATAAGTACATTTTTATCTTTATGAAAAATCATAAGCCACAGAGAATATGCCGCTACTAGTGTGGATATTCCCATTTGGCGAGATTTCAATACGATGCTGAAATCATTATCGGCAAAATCTTTCAGCGTAGATGCTTGAAACGGATAAAGATCGAACGCTATAGTTCCACGAATAGGATGCTGAATTTTGACATATTTCCGCATGAAATATACCGGATCTATTAAGCATTTTTTATATTCTTCTTTAATGATCTCTTGAAGAGATCTTTTTACTGTATTATCGCTCATTTTATGCTAGAAGTTAAATTCTTTCGGGTCTTTTTTAAATCCTCATTAAATGTCTTTTTGGCTTTCTTTTTATCTTTGGACGTTTTTGAAATTAACTTTGTAATTTCGGACAAATCATTTTTAGCAGAAACCAATAATTCTTCGGTATTTATTCCTTTGAATTTTTCCAAAAATCCTTCACTATTACATAAGATTTGCAAAGTTCCATCTTCTGTTTGAAAATATTTTATACTATCTTCAATTTTCTGTTTCATATCTTCTAAAAATCCTAAATAATTCGATAGAAGTTTGAAAGCTTCGTATTGAGGATAGACTCCTAAAACTCGGTATTCGGTTTCTTCTTTAATAATACAATCAAAGCATTTACCTGTTTTAGAAAAGAATACTTCATCCAATCTACTTCCATATTGAATTTCCTGTCCACATTTGCATTTTCGTTTCATTGCCGCTTTAATCATATTAGCTTGTTCATTGATTCGGGTTTTATATCCATCTTTTTGTTCCCATTTTACATCCTGATTATCAACCCAGGTAGAACCGATTTCTCGTTTAATTTCGGGTACGGAATATCCTACCTTCACAAATGGACGTTCCCCTGCCAAATAAGATTTTACTATGGAAATATTCGATTTATTCTTATACATAATTACTTTTTAATATGCTTATTTTACATCATCAAAACTCAGATTTCATGGCTTTGACTTTTTTATACAATTAATTGGAGATGAGATTTCAACCAATATTGTTCCGGTTTTAGTTTGAATAGTCTTCACCGGCATTTTCCCTGCTTTAAACCAATTCCATGCGGTCCGGTAAGTAATGCCTTGAGTTTTTGCCCAATGAGATAGTTTCATATTAGTATATATGAACATTCTTATTCAAAAAGTATATTTTTCTATATTTTTCTATAAATATTTACGGGAACGATTCTTTAACTCCAAGAGTATTAACCACGATTTTGCGACCTTGGCCGACAGAAAAGTCATATCTAACTGCCACGGATTTCGCAATATGTTCTATTCCACTTTCATACGAATTTAATACAATATATTCGTCTGAATCAATAAATAATTGAGATACATTGGTATAGCACAGTTTTCCTTTTTCTCCTACATCGGTTGGAATGTGCCATCCAACAAATCTAATAAGATCCGTAGCAGCGGCTAAATCTGGGAGATATGGGGTTCCTGTAACTACAACCGTGGGGGGCGTTGTGCCGTCCGTTGGTACAACTGAAATGACGGCGTTTAAATTACTAACTCCAGCCCCATTCAAACTAGCGCCAATTGTATCAAACGTTTGGGTTGATGTAATGTTAGAAAAAACCACATTAGAATTAATATCTAATAACTCCGCTTTCAAGTTAAATGCTTCATTTGCGACTTTTAACGGAAACGGTATTCTAATAAAAAGAATATCCGGAGAAAACCCATGATCTCCATACAATTTTAAAGAAATATCCGATAATATAACATTGCAATGATATGGTATTACTACTAAAGTTCCATAATAATCATTAGTTGGAGTAAAATATAATACTTGTTTATCCGTAAAATATTTTATGGCAGTTTTATCTGTTGTAGATACCGCTCCTAATTTCAATCCGTGTGGGGATTCATATGATTTTTCTAACTTTATACTGGGAATGGAACTAGTAAAATAGAATGCAACATTGGCAGTTGTATCCAATGCCTCTTTTTCCATTGTCACATTAAAAGAAAGTGCATATAGTGCGTCTTTCTTAAGAGGTACAAAATTAGCATTGTAGGATGATCCCGATTGTCGATTAAATTCTATTTCGTTGTAAGGATAATATATATTATCATTAATACCACCGGTAGAATCATTTTTTATGATAACATATTGATGACCATCAAACGTGGTTGGAGTACTTCCCGAAATCTTCATTGAATTAAGAGGAGAAGATTGTGCTTGAACACTTATAGCGTTTGAACTGGTAAACCAATATTTGTCAACATGAAGTTGATTATAAAATACTCCCATTCTATCATAAAATTTATTAAAAGTCACCGTGTCTTGTAATAACTCTAATGATCCTAATAATTCATCTGAAATTAATTGAAAATCGCCCGGAGCAAATGCGCTTTTTCGATATAATTTATGTCGAGCTACAAATCCCGAATAAGTTCGGAGATTTCTATACGTAATTTCGGCGTGAGATTCTTCAACATTTACTGTTTCAGTTGGAGATGTTTTTATTTTTTTTACAGAATCTGGGTTTGTGTTATATAAAACATAGTCATATAAACAATTGAATGTTCCTTTAGTAATATGAGCAACAAATTCATTTTTTCCATCCGCATAATAAAAGGGTTCCGATAATTGAATGGTTTTATTGTCCTTTACTTTTTTAATTGTAAAAGATTGGGTTATACTTGAGGATACTGTTTGATAAGAAAAGGGAAGTAAAATTTCACTTATATTTAAATTAATAGTCTGTCCTTCCATTTGACTATTAAATGAATTAGAAGGAAATGTCGGCGAATCTAATTTAAAATCATCGGTTGATCCAGATAATATTAGACGATAATCAACCTCCGTTTGTTTAGCATTAAGTGTGAACTTATCCGCATCTCTAAGCGGATTAGTTGCATACGTATAAAAACTTCCAGTAAAAGATACTGGAACATTTAATATCGCCGGGGGAACATAAGGAGGAACCTCAAAATTAACAGTAGGAATGGCGGTATATCCAGACCCTGAATTTGTGAGTTCAACAGAAGTTACGACGCTGTTAAATACAGTTGCGGTTGCTGTTGCTCCAGTTCCAGCAACTCCGGTAATTGTAACTACAGGGTTATACGTATATCCTATTCCGCCATCTTGCAAAATAATAGACGCAACTTGATTTAACTTGACTGGAGTTCCAAATGCACCATATCCATCTCCTTTTATTTCTATTCTTTCCACCACACCTTCCCATGGTGGCATCTGTCCGGTTATAACAAGGGATATAATACTTCCATGTATATCTACCACCACATCTGCACTGACCCACTGTGTATAGAATGGACCACGCTTAAGTCCAACCTGCGCATATGTATAGTCCCTTCCTCCGATAGTAATTTCTATATGCTCGATTTTGCCTGTTATAGTTGCAATTGCAGTTGCGCCTCTTGTGGCCGGAAGGGGAGGATAAATTGTTTGAGCCACTCCTGTATCTATAAGTGGATATAATAAAGGACGGATTTCCAGTGTGGGTTTATAATAAAATCTGACTTTAGAACTATTATCGAGGGTTTTATCTATAGTGATGTTTCCTATCCATCTGACGATTTCTCCTCGAACGGTAGTTCCTACAAGGATTAATTTTCCTGGTCCATTATAAACTTCCTCATAGATATGAACCGCTAAAACAAATTTGGACGCATCCGTGAACTGTGAATTGATTGCTCTGGCATTTTCCATATATAAGGAATTGCCATGAGAATCTATACATTCGACTTTAACCTCGGATTTATCCTTTAACAGATTAGATCCATTAAAAGCAACGGAGTTTTTCCCTGCGGTAAAAACAGGGTCAAACTCCGTCAATGCGAAATATTTAGATAGCTGTGCTGTATCTTCGATGTCCGCTTTAAGGGTAAGCAACCCGAGCGTCTCGCCTTGCTTCCCAAATGATGATAACAAACTCATTCATATACATATATCTCCAACCGACGTTTTCGCTAAAATGTAACTTTACTAAAATTTCCTATTTGTTTTATTTCTATTTGATTATCCGTATAATCTCTCAATACATTTAAGTGTGAAATGATTATTATAAAATCAAAATGACTTTTTAACACCGATAGTAAAACCGGGACAGATGATAAATTATGAGCATCAAGAGCCCCCCAGCCTTCATCCACGATTAGGAAGTTATTTCTGGGTAGATTAGATATATTACATAAAGCAACTCGGATTGCAATTGAAGTTATAACCCGTTCAAACCCACTTAAAGACTCAACTACCCAGCGTCCTTTTGTTTCATAATTAACATAAGGGGTAATATTTTTCTCATCGTATTCTATATCCACCGTAAAATCAGTAGTTTGTGTTAAAATAGCATTAATTTCCCGAGTAATCTCTGGTATAGTATTACAAATAACCACGTAAGGAATGCCATTGCGTCCGACCGCCCTACAATAATACTCATATAATTCCCTTTTTTCCTCAGTATCAATCATTTTTTGAATGGTTTCCGTTACAGTTTGAACCGTTCCCTTTAGAACTTGTTCTTTCCCTACCAATTCAAGTAGTTTTTTATTATTAGAATTAAATGTAGATTCAAGTTTATTTAGAGTATTTTTATATGTTAAAATGATTAGGTTGATCTTTTGGTTATTTTCCAATGCAATTTGATTTCGATGATAAAGTTCGATTTTACGTTCGGTTTCTAACAGTGATTGGGTTCCCTTTTCGACATCTTTCTCGGTTAAAAGGATTTTGGTATTTAATGTAGTAAAATCATCTTTAGCTTTACTATGATCATTTAATAATTTAGTATAATGCTGATATGCGGCATCTACCCAATCACATTCCTTCTGTTGTTCTTTGAGTTTTGTGATAGAGGCAAATGCTATGTTCATCTCTTCCTGATCCGTTTTTAGAACGGATTTCGTTTGTCGGGCATCTTTTACGAACACATTTTCGACACAAAAAACACAGTTCGGATCGTATTTATATTCCTCCAGTTTTTTTAATTTATCTAGTTTATTTTTAATCTCAACTTTTTTAAGTTCATATTTACGAGTTTCATCATTCAATTGCTTACAAATTTCATTATATTTTTTATGTTCTTTAACCAAATCTGCCGCAATGATTTCTGAAAGTTGTTCGTTCAACTCCAGCATTTTTTTGCGATAAATTTCTAATTTCGGTTTATCAATGCCAATCTGTTTTATTAGTTTTTCCGTCTCTGCGATGGAAGATAAACGTTTCTTTTCCAGAAAAAGAATATCAGTAGGCACTTCGTTATCCAATTTTATTAATTTTGTGGTTTCAATCACAATATTATCATTGACTTCTTTGACCTGTCGAGATACGTCCTCCGCAACATGTTGACATTCCCCAATCGCTAACTGCGTGTATTTTAATGTTGCCTCGGTATCATCCAAGTCCTTTATATAATTTTTATCTTTATGTGGTTTAAGTTCAATAGTTAACTCTTTTCCTTTAGCATAAGCCGCATCATACAATTTATCAAAAACATTAAGCCCCATAAACTGAACTAAAAGATCTTTTCGTTCAGTATTTCCTAAATCAATAAATGAAATCGTGTTTTTAGTTACAGTTTGAACTGACAACGTGGTAACAATAAAATCCTCAAATGTTCCAACATAATCACGAATAACATCATTGGTTTTACGGCGCATCACATCTGTCAGATCTTGCACAACCCTGTCCACTATTCTCCAAAAATTAACTTCGACACGAACGTTCCCACCCTTAGTGGTTTCTCCGGTTTTTTCTATAAAGTAACGTATACCACTAATTTCAAATTCAAACTTACAGTGAAATCCCTGTGTAGAAACATTACGAGCCACGATAGATTTATATCCTCTATCCCATTTATCAAACATACAGAAACACAATGCGGAAAATATACTGGATTTGCCACATGTATTTGGTCCAAATACGCCATAGGTTCCACGCATTTGAGTGAAATCTATAACGTTATTTTCTCCATAAACAAACATATTCGACCATTCGAATTTAATAGGAATCCATTTAATATTACGAGCAAACTCATCTTTTTTAATTTCGGTATTAACTTCTCTATTAATAAGAAGAATTTTATCAACCTTAGATTTGTCTCGAAGATTCTCTTTAACTTCTAGAAATTCAGTAATAAGTTTATTTTGATAATCGACATCTGCAATTTCTGCCAATTTCACATCTTTACAAACTCGTTCTTTTTTTGCCTGTTTATCTGTTTCAGACTCAATACGAATTCTGGCAGTTTCAACTATTTCTGTAAGCAATGAAAGTTTTGCTTCGGTAGCTTTGACCTCTGAAGGTATAGTATCTAAACATTTTATTCGAAGATATGTTTTTTTCGGCAAATCGTCTAAATTAGTTAATATTTGCCCGCCATTTAATTCTAATGTAAAATGTCCATAATCATTGAGAACTTCAACGTGTTTATAAGAATAATCTTTTAAATCCCATAATGTATATCCATGACCGTGTAAAGATTCTCCATGATTTTGTTGCAATAATGAGCCGCAAAAATGAATGCACGGTTTATGTTCTTCTGGTATTGCTTCCTGTATATTCTGTCTTTTGTGTATATCTCCTAATAATGCGATATGATGCCAATCAAATAACGGGGGCATGATAGCGGGATTATTCATTCGAAATCCGGTATCTGTAACTGACCCATCCACTGCTCCATGGAAAAGTGCTATAATATGAGAATATTGATTTCGATATACCTCTGGAATATCATATCCCTTCATGTATTTCTCTGGATCATCGAAAATACACATGTTGTTAAATAGGATATTTCCAAATCCATATAAATCGGTTTTGTTAAGATAATACAAATTAGGATTATTTAACGCCTTGACGATTGGAGATAACGAATCCAATCTTGTTTTATTAGATAAAATAGCGTCGTGATTTCCCGCTATTAAAATAGTTGGAAACCTATTAGCACACCCCGACAGAAAATAATTACATAGTTCTATAGATTCCGGTTGAAGATCGGTTTTTGAATGAAAAACATCTCCGAGAATACAGATACAAGTTTCTTCTTTCGATAATATGGATATCTCTTCAAAAAATTTATCGAATACTTCTTTATATTCTATATGTCGTTTTAAAAGACGAATATGAACATCTGCCAGATGGATTATTCTTTTAAAGTTTTGATTCCGAACTTGTAATACTTTCATAAATAATTTTTATTGCGTCTTCTTCATTGAAATTGGTTTCTTTTATTCTTACAAATGTACATTTCAAATGATCTCTTATTTCTTTTTCTCTTAATGCATCTTTGGGTCTTAGATTTCCGTTTACATCAATATTTTGATTTTAATTCCACAACCTCTTTCATAGAAATTGGTTTGGATTGAGTTATAATACGATGAATCCAATCAAATCCCATTTCGGATGGATCTTTTTCAGGTAGAACCAGAAGGTGAATATTTTCGGATGCAGTCCCGTCTAGAACAAGTTTTTCATATATTTTTAATGCTTCTTTAATAGCATCTGAATCTAGACATATATTAACACGTTTAACTCTATGTAATCCAAGACAATCCAATAGTTTTCTTGATGGGAATGTTCCAAACATTGGGATGGCATTGTTTCGAACGGATATTGCGTCAAATACTCCTTCCGTTATTGTAACTCCAATGTCGGCATCATAATTGATGAAGCATTCGAACCCGACAATGTTCTTTGAAAACGGGGCATTCTTGTATTTCAGCCACGGATGCGGATAATAATAACGAGACGAGAAATAGTTAAGTTTTCCTTCATCGTCGTAAGATGGGACAATAATACAATCCCTATAAATTCCGGCTTCACAGTAACCCATATTATACCGACAAATATCCTCTATCGTTATGTCACGGCCTTTCAAATATGCCATTGCTCTACGATACTCCTGCATGTGTTCTGAATAAAGCGCATCGGGCTTTGGGGGAGTGGCCAAAGATATAAAATCCTCGGGTAAAGACAAGTCTGTTTTTTTATTTTCGTCTCCTTTTAAATGGAAACCGCCCGAATCTCCGACGATATCTTGTAGCCGATTATAATGAGATGGTTGGGCATTGTATTCTCTGAACAGCGTGTAAATATTTCCGGAAAAATGACACACCCAACAATTAAAATAAAACGGCGGGTCTAATAAAACTTCAAGTTTTCGCTTGTAATGCCCACATTTACAAAAATAAACTGCCTGAGTGCCTCCTTTTCGAAGTTTGGCATTCTGACCAATCAATTCATTAAGAAGAGAAAGGAGATTCGACTGTAAAATCATGAGGTAAACACTATCAGAAACTCAAGAAAACACAACTTTTTATAATCTTGGGAGAAGAAAACCCCAACGGCTTTAGCCTTGGGGATGAATTCGACCAAGAGAAAAATAATTCAAAATAAATCAACGTTTTCACATTCTTTGATATACATATATGTAGAAAATGAAACTTACATATAAATACAGAATATATCCAACAAAGAAACAGGAGACAATCCTGAATAACCAGTTGGAAACTTGTAGGTTTCTCTATAATCATTTACTTGAAATTAGAAAGAATAGTTGGGAAAAAGAAAAGAAGTCTGTGTCTTGTTATGATTCAATCAAACAAATACCAATTTTAAAAGAAACATATCCCCAACTAACTTCTGTATATTCTCAATGTTTACAAAATGTAGCAATAAGAGTTGATTTAGCATACCAAGGATTTTTTAGAAGATTGAAAAATGGAGATACTCCGGGATATCCTAGATTTCGTGGAAAAGGTAGATATTTTTCTATTTGTTACCCGCAATATAATAATGGGTGCGAAATAAAAGAAAATAAATTATTATTATCAAAAGTAGGAGAAGTTGATATTGTATTACATAGAAAATTATTTGGAACTCCAAAAACTATAACCATAGCCAAAACCCCAACAAATAAATGGTTCGTTTCTATATCTTGTTGCGATATTCCAAATAATAAAAAACAATTTAGAAGAACAGGTAAAGAAACTGGAATAGATGTTGGGATTCTATCTTTTGCCACTTTTGATGATGGAACTAAAATAAACAATCCACGATTTTTTGAGAAAGAGCAAAAGCAATTAGCAAAAAAACAGAGACAGAAAAAATGGAAAGTTGCTAGAAGAATTCATGAGAGAATTGTAAATAAGAGAAATGATTTTCTTCACAAAACAACAAATGGTATATTAAACAGATATGATTTTATATTTATAGAAGATATTGAAACAAATAAATTGTTAAAGAAAAGATGGTGTAGTAAACAGATAAATGATGTAGCGTGGAGTATGTTTGGAAACATAATATCTTATAAAGCAGCATATGCTGATAAGATATTGATAAAAATCAACCCTGCCTATACTAGTCAAACTTGCAGCCAATGTGGAACGAGAACGATAATGGAGTTGAAAGATCGAGTTTTCAATTGTTCGTGTGGTCTATCTATGGATAGAGACATAAATGCGGCAAGAAACATTTTGAGATTGGGAAGACAATCTCTTGCTGTGAACAGCATAGAAGCCCCTATCCCTTTAGGGTAGGGGAGTTTTCACATCCACTCGCCAGATTGATAGGATTCGAGCGACTCTTGAAGGCGACTTTTACACATTTCCAAATCAATTTCGGCCCATTCGTTTTTAATTGATTTTGCGAATGGTTTTATAGCTTTTTTTATTTTTTTCTCAGCTTCTTTGTAATCCGGATGATAAAGGGAATACACCAGTTTGTATCCTCGGTGGGGATCACAAGTTTGGTACAAATAAATTCGTTCTTTAAGATTGGTAGTGATGCCTATTTTGCACCATAACGGAAAGGCAGGATTTATAACAATATATAAATAACCGGATTTCATTGTGATTTTCTATTGCGTATTCGTAAGTTACAAACTTCATTATAGTATTCATTACTAAAAATAGCATTTCGATCTATAATAGTTTTAGTTTCCCAATATGCTAACAGAAGTTTAGATGGTTGAAAAGATAAAATATCAAATATAAAGTTTTCTTTGCCGCATTTTTCTATATCTGCATTTAATATAGGAGATGATCCGGTATATTCTTTCCAATTAGATTCTACTTTATATCTTCTAGAATTAACCCTACCTTTCAATGGCTTTCTTTTCTTTTTATTTTCTAATAGTTTTTTGCCAATGTATTTTTTATTAGTAGTTTTATTAGTAATACAATAAACAAATCCAATGGAATCTACAGGAATATCCTGTAATGCATCAGCAGGAAGCATCCAATGTCCTAAATCCGACATAACTTTTTAGTTTTTTAATCTTGAATTCGGCCATTACTATAACGAGTAGTGGAATGGTGTCCAAACACGCTAGTTAACAATCCAGTTGTTTCTTTCCCTTCATTCGGTGCGTCTTTTGCCATTATGAATTCAGTTGCCCATTCTTGCATTTTAGTTTTGAATCCTTTAACGGTTTTACTGGCTTCTCCCGTTCCAAACACATCTAACAATTCATTATGAGTCCCATCTGTAATGACTTGAGCTTTAGCATCATACGTCCCCCCTACATGCATTGCGGCATATAAGTCTTTAAGATTTTGAGTCAATGCGGGTCTCGCATTTTCCGTTTTAATATTAAGTGTTGGCATATGTTGTTATTTCCTAACTATAAATATCATCAATAATCCATTTTGATGCAAAAATTTGTTGATAATGTTTTAGGGAGTTTGACCGGCGATCCTAATTTGGCCACTGCAACTAGATCTAGCCCGTCAAATAGCCCAATTGTAGATACCATCGGTGCAAGAAATGATCCGGTTTTATCCCCTGCGCTTAAAGTATCATAGTTAAAAAACTCCGGAGAAATTTGTGGAAGATAATGTCTTTTTGAAATTGAATTTAGATAACTAATCGCTTCACTTACCAATTTTCTTTTACAGTTAATATTAACACAGGTATTGTAATTCTTTTCTTCCAATCTATTTGAAAAATATTTCCACAATACGATCATATCTGAGCCATTAATTTTATTATCGAAATTGATATCCAAAGAATCTATAAAAGTGGTATCGACGTTTTCAAATCTATAAAAACTCGAACTCCATACTGAATCGGTGTTATTCCACTGTGATGCGTTATAGTTATAAAAACTTATTTCATCATCGGCGGACAAGATAGAAGAACTCCAGTCGGTGGTTGAATCTTGTTTATATTGTAAATATCTTAAAAGAACGTCTACATCTTGAAAATCAAATTTCCCATTTTTATTTAGATCTAATGTCGAAGAAGGTAACATTATTGCGGATGGATTTGTACTAACATTAAATTCTCCCGGTTCCACATTACATAAAATCTGTTGTTCATGAATTGTTCTTTGACTGTTGTAAGTTAAATCATATTCATAATTTATATTGCTTACGGGATTTAAAAACAGTCCATTGAATGCCGATCCGGACGTCATTATAACAATTTTTCCATTTCGGTAAAATACGTTTCCAACATGAAATTCGGGTCGGAGATTAGGAAAATTATAAATATATGCTTTACCTGCGATATCATCAATGGTAACTCCACTGCTGGCAGTTGTCTCAATATTAATAAATCTGGAACCGCTATAATACATGGGGGCACCCACGACCATAGACCTTCCGTCAACGGAAACATCCCATCCGAAGTGTCGATGCGGACTTAAAAAGCGTTTTTTCTTTTGATAAACATTTATAATTTCCCAATCTAAAGAAGAAGTGTTCTTTTCAAGTAACATAGCTTGACCTTGCAACATGTCTTCCAATGCTTGATCGCAATAGTGAAGTTGCCCTAATGTACCTTGAACGAAACAAGGCGTCATATCTAATGAATCTATTTTGGGTATACCGGCAACGGCATATTTATCAAACATATCAACCGAAAATCCCATTCTATTGTTTCTTAATGTGAGGGGGGTTCCATATGTTTTTAACGCCAATCGAAACTTGGATAACGGCACGTCATGACATTTTTCAAATATATACACGGCACCCTGTTGAAATTGAGAGGAGCCGGTATACTCGTATACCAATCTATCTGCATACGCCCCAATAATAACCGAATTATTAAATAAAGAGACATCGTATCCAAACCCACTATTTAGACTCATCGTCGGAGCATACGGAGGATAATTGCCGAATGTTAAAGGGTAAATATCGGTGGTTGGTTTAAAAGTATAACTGGAAATCCAACTTCCGCTAATAAACTCAAAATAATAAGCTTCATTTGAAGAAGATAGTCCACATCCAACCACCATACTAGAACTGTAATATCCACTTTGTTTATTTAATTTTACACTTCGTCCAAACTGCTGCTCTGGCATGGGATTTGGAGAAGTTATTGTTTGAAAAAGAGACCAACTAAAATTATTACTTCCAGTTGAGATATTTTGATAAACATATACCATTCCGCAGGAAGAACTTACTAGTGGAGATCCTACTGCTATCCATTCGCTATTTATTCCCACTCCTATTCCAAATGATTCAGTTATATAACTATGTGGATTCATCAAAGAACCAACATAAGGGTCTGTGCCGGGAATTGTCTCTTTTCGTGTGAAATCATAAATATCGACGGCGGATCCCGAAGCAAATAATTCAACATAATCGGTCTTAAATCTTACTCTATAATATGGAACTCCCGCTACCAGTGTTTTGGCATACATATCCAGAGAAACACCTGTCCCATCTTCTATAGAAGAATAATATTTCTCTCTGTCGATCCAGATGTCCAAGTCTGCCGACCAGTAAGATCCATATTCTGTATGTAATAACGGATCAATTAGTTCGGTGGCTAATAGGGTTTCTAATCCCGCCCCGTGAACAAAAAGAGTGTTAATTAAATCGTGTTGATCGGTTGTTTTATTATATCGGAAAACATCTACCGATCCGGTATAGTATACATCAGGAGTGCTCCCGGTATATCGTAGGAAAACTGGATTACCGATGGCAACGTAATCCCCATACGTGGCAGTGGCATATCCGTAATTTGCATTGTGGACTTCAATATACATTCTACTTAATACATATCAGCTTGACGCTTATTTAATTTGAAAAGAACCGAGCCAATTAAACTAGTTGTTTGTTGAAAGCTCGTAAATTTGGATTCCACGTTGGGAAATGACTCCAATATTCGGATAAATCTACTTTTCTTATAATTCCGTTTTGTACATCATTATTATGTTCACACCACGTTTTTGTTCTATTTTCAATGGTATTGCTACCTAAACTTCCTGAAATATGCCAACTTCCCCATCCCCACCGATATACATAAGATGCTAAATCACCAAGGTCGTCGTTACTACAACCGCCCTCCTTTTCTATGCCTTTACATAAAGTTTCATGTTCATTTCCTCCAGAAGATTTTAAATATCCATATTTTTTAGCAATGTCAATTCTAATTAATATTGCAGCTTCAAATACGTTTTCAGCCAATTCAGGATTTTTTTCTTTTAACCAAAACCAAGATTTTTTTGGTTTCCATGCAGGACTATCTTTTATATATTTTATTCCTTGAGAAAGTGTCCAAGGCATATAAAGATCATCGTCATCCCACGTCCTGATAAAATCACCGTCTGCTAATTCTATTAATCTATTTCTACAATCTCCTAGAGTAGGATATATTGGTTCATTATATACAATAATTTGTGGTAAATCACAAATTAAAGGTGTTGGATGATTGTTGAGAATTATTAATTTTTTATTTTCATAATCTTGATCTAAAAAGCAGGAAACTGCTTCATTTAATTTTGATAATCTACCATAAGTAGACGTGAGGCATGTAATTTTTGGATTTGTCATTCTATTTTTCCTTCTTTAAATTTTCGTTTCATTTCTGGTGAATGAGAATATAACGCATGATGAAAATAATAATTGTTATGAAAGTCATTAAATGGCATATAAAATATATTATCTCTTTTAAAATAATTTAACAATCCATTTTCACCAAGATGTTCTGTTTTTTCTAGATTTAAATTGTAATATTGTTTAATAAATTTTCCTACAACATAAGGAGTATGATAATTAGATGATATATTTTTATTTAAAAATTCAAATAATTTATTACCTTTTTTACTACCAAATATACCATTAGGAATGGTATCAACTCTAATATCTGTATCATGATAACATATGAATCCATCATATGATAAAAGATTTAATTCATCAAATCCCTTTCTGGTTTCAAAATCTACATCTAGATATATACCTCCAAATTCATAAACTAAAAATAATCTTAAAATATCTGCTTGAGCAACATAATCATCGTCTTTTAAGAAATAATTATAAGCATTTTTTATATTTGGGGGCATATTTAATTGTAATACTTCTAAATCTGTCCACAACATATGTTCCCATGTGGAATTTTTTTGTTTCATTAATTCAACAAATGATTTTTCTCTTTTTGGCATTTTATATTTACCAACCCAAATTTGATGTATAATTTTTTCCATTATTTTTTATTAACGTATTTATCCCACCCTTTTTTCATATAAGAAGCTGCAGCTTCATTTAATCCTTGTTTTAAATCTGAAAAAATTCCATCTTGAACAGCTAGTAAATCTCTACTTAAAAGATATATTCTTCGTGAACATTCATAGTTTAAAATAAATATATCTATAACATCTATCTGATGAGGATTTACATTTAGTATTTTATCATAAAATGTATTATTAACAGCATAAGCATGACAACAATAAACTCCGCCATTTTCTATTTTTACCAAATTATCTGATATATCTACACATTGATTATTAGGTTCTCCACCAAAATATATAATATCCCAATGTAAATTTTTTAATTCATTAACACATAATTGAGCTTTTGATTGAAATCCTTCCAAAAATAGACAATCATCTTCAAATATTAAAACATTTGAAAAATTTTTTTCTTTAGCTATTTTAACTACTGCCTGATGAGACATTGTACATCCAACTTTAAATCTTCTTATTTCTTTAAAAGGAGTAATCGATTGACATTCTATTTCAGTTGGTTGTATTGCTGAAAATCTATTAGGAATAATTCCTACATCAGATGCTCTTTTTTCAAATAGTATTTTCCTATCAATTCTATAATCTAAATTGATATAATATACATCTTCAAAAAAGTCTAAATATTTCATTTAAATTTTATAAGTTGACTTCCTCTAAATGTTTTTATATATTCATTCCATTCAATTCTATCTCTATATTCTTTTAAGAAGAAGTCTGTTGCTCTACGAACATCGGAATGATAATCATAATCATCTAATATAACATATCTAGAATTATTCATTGCCATTTTTAAATCGTGAATTTTTCCATCATATTCATGACAACCATCAATACTTACTAAATCAAAAAATTGAGGAAGTTCCGATTGTAGTTGTGAATCTACATGTAATATTTCCCATTTAGATGATCCGTGATAATATTTTGTAAGATTGTCAATTGCTATTGTATTGTTTCCATACGTTTCTAAATCCCAACCAAGAGCATATTCAAGTTTATCTCCGCCAATCATAGATGGTAAAAAACTAAATGCGAATCTGACCCCGATTTCCATAAATGTTTTTGGTTGTATCACTTTGCTAATGGCATAATACCATTCAAAACAATTTCCACTCCACACATAGTCATACGAATCATACTTCGTAAAAAATTCAGATGGTATTAATTTGTGAATTGATTCTGGTTTTTCTTTAATTATATTTTCTACTATATCATTCATAATAATTTTATATCGTATTCTTTACAAAATTCATAAAAATCTTTTATAAAAATAGATTTATAATATGTTTTATATTCTTCAATTTCAGTTTTCTCCAATTCGCACATTTTCATTGCTGCATTAAAATTACCATCCTTCGGTAATTTATCTATAAGTTTATTAGCCAATTCATCCGGTAATAATGTTTTTGCCATTCTAATTTTATTATAGACCAAATATTCTACTCCTGTAGTGTATGGCGCACTATCTCTAAAAACATGTCCCGCTCTCACATTTTTTAGCAAAAAAATATGTCCGCCGCATAATAGTGTTTTCAGACTTAGAAACGGCTCATCCGATCCCCACATTTTAATATCGGATAATCCACGAATCTTTAAAAACCAGTCTTTCCTGACAAAATATAACGCTCCCATTAAGCAAGATATTTCATATTCCATTTCACTTTTTTCGGGTATCCATTTTCCTTCTAATATTTGATTTTCTTTTTCGTTGTAAAGCTCTATTCTTGCTCCGTGGTATGCTCCTTTATGGGCGGATAAATCTTTGTCTTTTTCGTCTAATCCCAAACAGGTTCCACAGAACATGTCATTTAGTTTGGCTGTCTTTGCCCGTTCAATGAAATTTTCATACCACCCATTATCGAAAATCATATGACCATCTGTAATGAGTAAATATTGATTGGAAGCCGCTATAGCCCCTTTATGTCTCGATCTTCCTACCCCAATTCTAACATCGTTTCGTATTACTCTTTCATTGCTTTCAATAGGAATAATAGAAGCATCGTCAATGATAATTATTTCTGGTTCATTCCCAGCGGTTTTTCTTATAGAATCAATTGTTCTATTAAGATACTCTTTTTTTTCATTACAACAAGTTATAATAATTGAAAGAATTGATTTTTTTTCAATATAATTAGAAAATCCATGTTTTTTTAATGGACATTCAAGATACGGATAATGAAGTTTTGTATATCTATATCCATCTCCATCCAATTTAGCTAATTTTGTTTGCCCACATCCACACGCTCCGCAATAATGACCAAAGTTCTCCGCATATTTAAGTTGAGAACATTGGTTAGAACCGGTTATTCCAAAACAAGAATTATGCCTTATAGTATAAATTTCTTCCGATACTTTTTCTCCGGAATTATTATCTATCCCAATTAAATTCATCGTTGTCGATAAAATTCCTCGGCTTGCTACCGAGTTTATAAATGCGTCTGCCTTTTCCCATGTATTTTTGACTACAGGCCATTCTTTGTGTATTAATTTTTGATTTTCTAATCGTTTATTTATAGTATCTCGATTTAATAATGCATTGTAATGTAAAGGATTATTTTTGTCGGATAAATCAAAATTTAATTTTTCTTTTAACCAAGAAAAATCGTGAATAAAAATCTCTTTATAATACTTTTTAAATTCTTCTATTTCTTCTACATCATCATCTAAGAATTTAAATGATTGAACGGGTATTTGAGTTTTATCTATGAAACTCAAAAACTCATTATACTCTTCTACGCTCATTAGTGTTTTTGCAATTCGTAGAATATTATAATAGATATAATACAAGTTTCTAATGTGCATTCCACTCCGTAAATCAACGTGTGTTAATATAACATCTTGAATTAGTTTTATGTTTCCTCCTGTCATTAATATTTTAATAGTTAATATTAATTCATCGGAACCCCAATATTTTACATCAAGTAAACCCTTTAAATATAAAAAATAATCTCGTTTAATAACATATGATGCATGTAAACAATTAGGTTCAATTTTTGTATTGACTATTTGTTCTACGCCTAAAAAGTTTTTATTTCGGGGATTATATAGATAAGCTAAACTTCCATAACGTATATCGCAAAAATCGTATAAATTACGATCCCAAGTATTACTAATTTTAAGAGGAAAATAAATAATAGTATTATTATCTACAAATTTTAAGTTCTTTTTTATAACATCATCCCACCCCTGTTCGAAGTCTGTATGACTGTCAATGGTAAATAAATATTTCTGAGTAGCTAATTTAGCGGCTAATGTTCTGGATCTACCACAACCAAGTTGTTTATTATTTCTTATCAGTCGTAATTTATTTTTATACTCATTTGGAATAATGACAGGAATAGGAGAGGCATCGTCCACAATAATACATTCAAATTCCGATGTGGAAGTTGAATACATCGATTGTAAAGTATTAATTAAATTGGAATTATCTCTCCAACAGGGAATTATAACAGATAACATATTATTTTATTACGGCACAGTAAACCGAAACTCTGTTTCGGGAGGAGTTATTTCACAAGTTGTATTCCCCAATGTAGTGGATGTTTGGGTAAACGTCATTCCACATAATGTAGCAAGATTAGAAATAACCGTTGCTCCATTAATACCATCATATATTGGTTTCCAAATAAAAACAGAATGACCGCTTCCGAATCCCCAAGCATCTTTTAAATCTTGACAGAACTGAGCCTGTGTTGAGAATAACAAAACAGTATTCGGACAATATACTGTTGTAGCGGAGTAAGTGGAACATTCAGGACATGTAGGAGGCGCTGTTGTCGTTGATGTGGTACTAGTTGTCGTAGTGGTAGTGGTAGTTGTTGGTGGAGGAGCTTCGGTAGTTGTAGTAGTCGTAGTAGTAGTTGTTGGTGGAGGAGCTTCAGTAGTTGTAGTAGTCGTAGTAGTTGTTGTTGTTGGAGGAGGAGGAGCTTCAGTAGTTGTAGTAGTCGTAGTAGTTGTTGTTGTTGGTGGAGGAGGAGCTTCAGTAGTTGTACTGGTTGTTGATGTTGTGCTTGTAGTACTGGTAGTGCTAGTTGTGCTGGTTGTTGTAGTAGTTGTTGGTGGAGGAGCTTCAGTAGTTGTAGTAGTCGTAGTAGTTGTTGTCGGTGCAGTAGTCGTAGATGTAGTAGACGTGGTAGATGTAGTCGTAGTGGTTGTAGGAATCACAACTGGGGGACATTCATTTGCGGCATCTCCTTCTTTATAAGCATTTGAAAACTTTCTAACCTCTTGAATTTTAGAAAAAAGATTTTTTGTAGCTATCAAATTTCCATATCCATCATCATTTATTTGAACATAATCATCCAATGCATTATCCATAAAGGATACGCTTTTCTTTTTAATAGAATCTCCAAAAAATGCTTTTGGAAGAGTAAACATTCGAAACTCATCTGCAATATATCGAAACATTCTACTATTACCAAAATCAATATTCTCCACCCCAAAAATTTTCAAAGGATTCTTATATTCATTATAAAAAGCTAATTTTGTCTGATCATATACCAGTCGAATATAAGTTCCAGTATCATTTTTTTCTTCCTGATCTGGATAAAAAATTCCGGTAGATTTTCTACCTATTTCAAAAATAACATTATTATTACGTTGCTGTTCAAGCGTTATGTTACAATCACGATTAAGAAGAGGATTGCCATAATAATCTACATATTCTAATGCAATGTATTCATCATCAATAACAGCTAAAGCCTCATTATCAATATTACGTAAATTCCATTTTTTAGAAGCAACAAATGGCACCGTAAGAAAATTATTGCGTTGAATTTGCTTTAACATTGTTAAATATAAGTATCAATCTAAAATTGATCAATGACATTTTCCAAAACACTATCGGCTCTCAGTTTAATTAATGGCTCATTGTCACGTATCAATTCGAACTTTGCACAAGATTTCATTATCGAAAGTTTTTACGGCGGGGCGACTTAATTTTGCAACAGCTACTAATTCATTATCACTATTATATAATCCGATTGTCGTCAGATAAGTTCTTGGATTGTCTACAAAATCGCTATTACGAATAGTTCCATTGGCATGGTTTCCATCGGTCCCATCGTAAACATATGTCGGATTGTTGCTATAATTAAAGTCTCTATTTTTAATGCGAATAAAATAATGTCTTGCCGGAACATATTCGGATTTTCGTATTTTCATTTGAATCGAGGTATTCGATCCTGCCGCTTTAATCGCCTCCACGATAACTTTAGAATTTTGACTATAATCGGTTGAAAAAGACGCACTGGAATAATAATATTTTCCACCACCATCGGAATTATAATTTACAGTAGTTGACGCCTGCATTCCAATTATATCATCTAACTTTTGAGCATTAATAACTAACATACCATTATTCGGATAAAATAATCCAACTCCATCATATGTTGCATTTGGAGCAACACCTGATTCTAATGATCCTGAGATTAAATTATATACCGTTTTTACTTGAGTGTCAGTTATAGAATCATCTATATAAGTTTTACATCCATATGAGCCGGAAAATGAAATTTGAAAAATCCCTTCGTCTAACCGATCTTTCATTTTATAGGTTGAAAAAGTTAAAACAAATATATCATTTGCATTAGTAGTTCCTCCCGCACTTCCGATTTTAAAACTAAATTTTCCATCTACGTCTCCGGTTCCCAAAAGCAGATTTTTATATTGTGTATAAATTGCTTTAGTCGGATTTACTAAAATACTCGAAGTTTCAATATTAAATGAACCGCTCCCAGCAATATGTCCATATGTAGCAGAAAAATAAGGATCGTGTTGTTCATGATATGTCGCATTTGGAAACACATTCACATAATACATGGTTCGCCGAACATCATAAAGAGACGTCCCGTACGCAGGCGAGGGTGTAGCAATTGATCCGGTTAAGTCCCATAAATCGTCCACAAATAAACTTTGGCTCCAATTAGTCACGCCGCCTGGCCAAAATCCGCTGGCTACCCGAGTTGTTCGTCCGGTGACAATATCCGTATCTTGAAAAGTGTTGAATATCATAAATCAATTTTAACTTGTAGTAGGAACAATAACAGTTACTTCGATGCTTGTGCTTCCCCCCGATTCATTTCCAACAATCGTTAAATCCGTTGTGGTTGTTCTTCCTAATTGAGAATTAGGAACGAATAAAAATGTCATTCCCACAACCACCTGAGAACTTGCGGTATTAATATCGCCTGCAAATGTTGGCACTGTATTTGAGACCGAATTAAGAGAATTATTTGTTTGAACTACAATAATTCCTACGTTTTTATTTCCCAAAATAGCGGTATATCCGGCGGTTAAATTATAGGCGGGATTAGTAGAAGGAGAAATAAGAATCTGACCAGTAAAATCTCGATTGACACTAATTTTGTCTTGGGCAATCGTAATAACAGGAATAGACGTCACTCCTTGATTTAATGTAACTAATTTGTATTTCATAACTTGTGTTTCATCCGTAAACGGCTCAAATATTGGAATATTTCTCAGTGCAATATCATAAAATGCACTCCCATTTGGATGATTTGGCTGATAAAGGGAGTAATCAATTTCATCATCTGCCAACGCAAAACTAGTTATGTTAAGGTTTCCATTTTTTGCCAATAATTCTCTCCCTTTTTTAGTTAGAATTGCATCTATTGTCACCGTTTGATTATCGTTATATCCCATATATTATATTCCTATTCTTTATTAGTCTCTTGTTATAAGTATTACTCGGAACCTCTTTTTTCACATATTAATGACGTTGTTACTCTTAATCAAATTAATATTGCTGGTTTGAATTGTCTGAACTGGGAGCGAAGCATCCCCAATTCCTGATTTATCGTCTATTGTTGTTTCTACCGTCTGTCTCGACCGAACATAAATCTGATAAGTTTGGTCGGTTGCTTTGCCGCTAATTGTTTGCATTTTCAATGGGGAGAATTGCATTCTCTTATGAGTATAGTGATTTCTAGGATATCCTCCAAAAACTTCAAAATATGTATCTTGCGCTATATCATAATACGGTGTTATCGCATATACTATTGGTCCTATATGCATATCCGTGGCTTTGATGGTATTTATTCGTTGATTTGGGGTCTTTTTTGCCGTATTTGCATAGTGTTGATAATAACAGTATCCATCGTCATCACAATTTCTGGTAGGAGTTAAATCCCACACTGACCCTGATAATTCATTCTTACTAGAAGTATAGAATAAATTATTATATCCGGTGGGAGTCATACCTACTAGCGAATACAGCCAAATAGAGCTAGACGTATATAAATCTGCAAATTTGTTGGAAGTTTTGACATATGGACCCGTTTTAGCATAAATGGTGTATTTATCCCATTTTTTTACTATGAACGTTCTTTCACTGCCAGATGGATGTGTATGTGTTTCTAATTTTCCTTGAGGAGTGACTCCTATAGCATCGGAATATCCCCATTCATTCCCAAGACTTCCATAATTTCCCATTTGAAATTCGTCCGCTAAATCGGTAATATATCCTCCGCCATAATTAATAGGATAATTAAAATTAGCTTCGTTAATATATGATATATCAACATCGAAATGCGGATTAACCGGGAGAGTGGACATATCTAAACTTGAAGAACTAACGCCCGCAATATTAAATTCCCCATATAGAATTTCTAATTTTCCGTTACTGGTATTTCCAACCGACCCCGAAAATTTTAATAGTTTAGTAATAGGATCTCTCCAATAATGGCTGGCGGTAACATCAAAATAAGCAACCGACCCTGTATTGGATTCAGAAAAAATAGGTTGATATTGATATTTTGAACGTTCTAATACGGTTGGCTCAATTAAAATACCCGTTCTAACCGCAGATCGGGCGGGAACAATATTTTTTACGGTATCGAATATCGATCGATTAAAATAGATTTTATAAAGCGTAATAAGTTCATTATATAATACCCGCCTATCCCCGAATGAATTATACTCCCGATTTAGAGCAGTTAAGTTAGAATAGGAGGACGAATACATATCCGAAGGGTCCGCAATCAATTCCATTAGGTTTTGATTTCCGAGATATTTAATTATATCTCGATTTTTAGCATCTTGAGGATCGAGATATAATCCGAGTAAATTAGAATCCGTTTGACTTCCCATTCCCGAGTCAAAGGTTGAACGATCTTTATCATCCAGCCGGGCAGATATTTCTTGCTCTTTTTTGTTTACTTTTTCATTTTTAAACCGATTAGGACCATAGAAAGGAGTTGTATATATTTTCTCAATATCTTTTACCACGTATTCGTATGGATATTTAGGAGCAACGAGCGATGTCGTTAAGTTAGGGCAATATGTTGTCTGTACTATATTTGGATTTAAAGGAAAATAGTTTTGAGAACTATAATAAAATCCAATTGGGATAATGGGTTTATTATAAAGAGACATGTTACTCCCCATATAACTTGATGATAACACATACGCCCCGTACTTATCTATAAAAGTGGGATAATATTCTGATTTGTTTGAAATAGTTCCAATACCAAATCCATAAGTTGAACTTCCCGTAGGAGTCTGATAAAGATAAGATGAAGAAATAGTAAGAAAATTTGTTGCTTCATCGGCATCCATTCGGGCAATTAGATGTATCATTCCCTCTGATCCACTATATGCAAACGAGCTATAATCATTACAATGAATGTCAAAATCGGTATCGGAGATAGGAACATCCCATATCATTGCATTTCCGAATGCGAAATCAACCTTGCTACCTTGTATTCCCCAATTGATTGAAGCCGTATTAGTAGTTCCTAAACTTCCGACGGTTGATGGAGGATCAAAAGTAGAAATACCATCCCAAATCATATTATCTTCGAATAATCCCAATTTGGAATCAATACTTCTGAAAACAACTCTTCCCGATTCATTTCTTTGAACGGTTAAATCATATTGAGTTGTTACCAGTTCTTCATCTGCCGTATATTGAAAATATGGATCTGGATTATTTCTTCGAAGTCGGATATTAAAAATGTCGCCATCGAAGAGCGGAAACAAACTACTAGTTAAAAAAATCCTTGGATTGCCATACCCTATAACATCTTTTCCGGAATAAGAACTTAAACGAGTTGGAAGAGAAGCATAAATACGCCCCATTTTTCCATATTCCCGCCAAAATCCTATTTCCCAATTTGGGAAAAACGAATCAGGATATCCACCCCAATTAACCGAATAAATAACTTTAGAATCAACAATTCTATATCTTTTTGTTTCGGGATAAATCTCCGGAGAATTAATTGTTAGTTTAAATTCTGCCGTTCGAACATTTGGTCTTGGCTCATATACCTGATTTATGGTTGCGCCGGACCCCGAAATCCCAAACATACATGCCCGTTCCCGTTTGGTGTAGGTGACCATTGATCCCGTATAATAATCATATCCCCCATATTCTCGAATCTGTAATAAATCTGAAGGAATACCATGACATGCTAATAACAATTTTATGGCTTCTTCTGTTCCCGTCGTTTTATATATTTGAGGAAGGGTAGTAAGAATTCGGGTCCGAATTGCTTTGGTTCTATCTTCGGCGGATATCAATGATATCGCTGACGTTGTATAAGTATCTATCGTCGATAAATCTTCATAAGTAGATCCCAATTTCCATCCGAACGAATCCAACATATAATCTATAACTTTTTTAGAAAATGTTTTGGTAGGATCATTAACGACAAATTTTTCAGATGGAAGATTGGTAATATACAAATAGATATTATCAAAGAAATGACCTATCATATTTAAGAAAATTAAATATTCATCATTATCACTATCTAAAACAATATGGTCCGGAGTATTACTTATCAGACTATCTCGATTCGATTTATCATAATATGCCGCATCTGTATCTTTATCGGAAACATAAGAGGCATTTACAAATTTGCGTGTAATTGGATTGTATTCATATGAACCACTTCTAAACAAATAGGATTCATATCCATCAAATGAATTAACAATTTCATTCATTTGACCTTCAACGGTATCTCGCTCTGTAGAATAATATGGATATGCCGACCCTGATAGCGTTGATTGAGCCGCAATTGTGTTGAGACTCATCAAAGAAGAACTTAACTGATACCACGATATTACTTTTGTTTTGAAATTGGCTGTCCGTTGATTGGCAGATGAAAATATCACGAAATTTGAGAAATCTGAATAATCAACGGAAAGTTCGTTTATTTTTTTACTAATATCGATATTTTGTTGTCCTGCCGGTTGAGTAACAAGTTCATTCGCCGTATATGAAGTATTGACGTTGTATAAACTTATTGTATCCGACTCCAATGTAAAATTAGGTGACGATATTTTAATCGTTTTTGTAGACCCCATCTGCTTGAAGATGATATTGACAACAAAAGGAGCAAGACTAATATTACTAACCCAGCACTGGCTTTGAATTTTAACATCATCGGGCAGTTCTTCTTTGAGTTTAACTAAAAGTGTAAGTGGATCGGAAAGCGTAATTCGTTCATCCATGTATGCATGATCAAGAATAATGAACGTGGTATTATTACCTAGATTTAAAGCATTTTTGAAAAGCGAATAGTACTTGTCATCAAATGATGCTTTGGTGCTTACCGTAATAGGATGATAAAATTCGGTAGTAAAGAAATCGATCAAAAATTGTTTTGCATCTATAAAATCTTTACCAAGTTGTAAACCATAAGGTTTAAATTGTTGCTCTATTCTATGAGTTGCAAAAGAATCATAAGAATTGTCTATTTCAATAAAATCCGTAATAGTTTCATAATTAGATAGAAGATAATTCTGATAGTAATTTCGAATTCCTTGTGTTCTTTTGAGTCGTTCTTGTGGTTGAGTTATATCAGAAGGTGATGTATAAATTATCACATCTTCATATATTGTTTTTAAAAACGACACGAACTCTCCGTCGGTCTGAAGATATAATAAATTTTTTAGAAATATTATCTGGCTGGTATATTTATCTTTAATTCTCGAATATATCTGATCATATGGACATTGATTAGTTAATCTTAATAATAAAGGTGCAACCTCTTTAACTTGAAGTTTTTTGGTGCAAAATGCTTGGTATCTCGCCGTATTATTAAAAAGAGGAACCAGTTTAACTTCTTTTCTTGATGGAGAAATGTCTTTTACGACAAGCGGCGTTAAGGAATTCCCCGCCATTTCCCGAACAAAATTATAAGTTGCCAAATAACTACCAGATATAATACCAAAAGACGAAGAAAATTGTTCGATTGGATTAACAAGAATTTCCTCGGTTTTATATAAAGTAAAATCTGTTAAAAGTTCTTTATAGGAATAAGTAATGGTTTGATCTAGCGTATTAAGATAAGATAACGTAACTGTTCGATAATTCTTATCCGTGTTTATGGTCTTCCATCCAATTGGATTCTGATCAAGATCAAACACAGAAACCTCAATTACATCCTCCTCTGAAAAACCATACCATAAGTCCGGTAAGAAATTAGAAACAAAATTAGTTGTTTCCTTCTGGTTCAAATACGAACCAGTGTTAATATTTTCAGGATTAGATGTGACGAATGGAAATGGAATTGCCATAAATTATGTACCGGTTGCCAGATTTGTTTGTTTTATCACCGGAGAATACGGAAAATCAACGGAAAAGTCCGAATCGACTCGTCCCTGTCCAAGCTGTTTGCGCAATTCCAACACCACTTGTTGTGTAGCTGATGGATCGGGACCAGATGTATTACCAGACTCGGCTATAATCGAATTCAATTGGTCTGTTAATGCTGCATTTTTAGCTTTTTCAACATCCAATTCGTCTTGCAATGCGGTAACATCAATAGTCACCTGCTGTTCCTCCGTTTGCGATGTTGGAATAAATTCAGAAAAAACCGGATCATAAAATCCCAGTATTTTAGAATTATTATAAACAAAATTATCCAACGGAAATGCTAAATAATTCTGGGCAAAGTCCACCGAAGATGAGTTCATGACGACATTACCAACTTCGTCATATTTATACGTAAACGTCCCATACTGCTCGAATTCCAGAATTTGTTTATTAAAATCTGTCATACATTTTTTGATTGCCTCATATGAAAACGATATAACATATCTATAGCTAATTCAATTTCAGTTGCGCCAGTCATGTCTCGATGTTTAGTAAATCCAAGTTTCTCGACAGTGACTTTTATTTTTTCCAGCCGAACTCCCAGACTCGGCAACAATTTTCCCGATTGTTCTTGTGAACGTTTATCAGAATACCATTTGGCAATAACAGTTCCTAGTTTTTGTTTAAGAGGGTCTGGTATACTTACCAATTTAGATAACACTCCTTCATTTAGAACTTTCGAAATTAAATTTTTTAAATAAATCATAGGTTATCTTGTTATTTTAAATACATTGTTATCATCAAATGTATAAATAGAGGAACTGTTATGTATTCGTATTAACACCCGATACGATCTTTCTTGCGCTAATCCAGTGGTATCTAATACGAAAAAGTTTCCGTTTGGATACTTTGAACTAATTTGCGTAAACCGATCGAAATCAATAATCATTTCCTCACTCATATTATCTTTAATTGCATAATATGATGCCGATGGCAACAATTTAGGAATAACATATTCTGATTGTTGTGATGTCTTTTCAAATGTTTTAAGAGGAAATTCTTGTCTTCCAAATACATTTACTTGAATTAAATCTCCGCTTTTAATAGTAGGTTTGAGATTCTTTACAATCACCGTAAATGGACTATTAGTATCAAGTTGCTTAAATGTGTTGGAGGTATAATTTACACTTCCCGTATAAGAATAACTTGAAGTATACATACTTCCGCTTAATTGTATAGTAACATAGCTACCCAAAAGTTCTCCATTTATAAATTGACCAGTAAAACTAGAGCTATCATGACTGTTGGGATATAAATTATAAAGTCCCATTGCCGTCCCATTGACATATGTTCCGGTGAAGTATGCATATGCATATGGATCTATACCGGATGGGAGAGGAATAGTTACGGTTGAATTAAGTAATGCCTCTGTTGTATAAAATCCTTGTAAAGATCCAATAAGAATTGAATAGTTTGAATAATATGCTACAAAATGACTTCCACTAAAAACGCCACTAGTAAGAGTGCCCATCATAGTTTGCGCTTGATGAGGAATATTCCCACAGGAAGTGGTTATTGGATAGGTTGGATATGCCGGCACATTCGACGTCCAAGTGTCTCCCATCCATGTATACCAGACATTTATAAGTCCATTATAAGGTGAATCCGAATAAAGATTTTGATATCCCGTGGAGTAGGGAGATTGATTATACGGCATGCTCGGATACAGCGTTGTCATGTCCGTTGGGGTATATACCGAAGCTGGATCTATAGTAATCAATCCCTGAACGTTGCCTATAACTGGAACTCCGCTTATATTTCCGGTAAACCCGTTACATGCAAAAAATCCATTGAAATTATGGAATATAGTATCTAAGTATGTGCCAGATACACCCCCCGATATATACAGATTTGAACTCGTTATTGATCCGGAAAAATCCCCGAGATATGTGCTAGTAATTACCGAGCCCGTAATTGATCCTAAAACAGAAGAATTACTTAATACTTTTCCGCTTGTTATTGTGGAAGGAGTGCCATCAATATTTCCGGTAAAATAATCTGTATAAAAATCCACGATACCTCCGGAAATTATTCCTAAAGCATAAGAAGCTGTTCCTAAAAAAGACCCCGTTAAACTTCCCGTAAATTGAAATACACATAAGTTATTTACCGGTGCATTACTAGCCGTAATATAATTCAAAGTAAAATTAACCAATGAACTGCCGGAAAAACTCCCACTAAGTTGACTTGCATTTGTTGAACCTCCTGATAAAATCGAATTTCCGGATAACGACGACCCATTTTGCACCTCTCCCGAAAGGCCGAGATAGGGCGTTATTATATTTGCGCTAGATATATCAACACTTCCAGATTCTCCTATCCAATCACTCCACATTACATCGAGGTATGGTGAATTTATGGAATTGGTGTCTTTACTATAAAACGTTAAAGCGAATCCGGAACCACTGGCCACTATTTCATCCGATGACATCAAAATGAATCCATTATTTGGAAGTGTTCCGTTTATCCATGTCATTACAATATCTGTAACATCCATCGAAATATCGGCGGATTCATATGAGAAATCTTGTTTTGACGCTGAATCGTAATACCAAGTTCCTCCGCCATATGCAAAAGATGCAGTTGCGTTACTTTCGGTGTTAAAAAAATCAACGACTGGTCTTAAACTAGTAGTAATAGGAGCATACCATGCCGTCCCTGCAACGTAATCTCGATAATACCAACTGGCTCCGGTATAAGATCCTCCATCAGAAAAATAACCATTTCCCATCACCCAACTTTGACTTACTGGAAACGCATAAATAGCATATGAAATCGGTAATTCATATTCATTACACACTTTTAAATTTAATTTAAATTCCGGATTTGTAATTTCTCCATTGGCAACCGAAGCGGAAATAGTATTTAAATCGAATTTAATTATAGTTCTATCAACTAATTTAGTTGCAGTAGTTACCCAATGATTTTCATTTCTAGTATCTATTCCGGTTACCGTTCCTGTAATTTTTCCATAAGAACTTGTTAATTGTCCATCGAAATTTGGAAACACGGATGCAGTTAAAGAACCGGAAACAATTCCATCCACACTTCCCGAAAACCCTCCGCTGGATTCTACTAAAACCCCATCGAAATATCCATTGAAATAAGAAGAACTAAATGAAGCGGAGGCTATAATTGTTCCGTATACAGACTCCGCTGCACCGGAAAAAGAACCAGTTAAGATTCCCGTAAAATTTGTGATACAATGATTCGTCCATATCACATTTGAATAAGGATAATCTTTCGTGTCTTCTAAAACTCGCATGGGAGAAGTAGAAGTTCCAATTCGAAGAATTTCATTTATACCGAAATTTTTATCTTCGAATCCGGATTCATTCGTTACATATGTATCCGATTCTGGAAATAGGTGGTGATGCATTTTAAATAGTTTCTTTGGTTATATCTGGATGTTTAGGATCAAACATTCCTTTATTGCCTATTGCTGATTTGATTTGTTCCGGCTTGTGAACAACGTAATTACCATTACCCATATCAATACCATCGTGTCCTGCGGCAAATGCTCTAGCTAAAAGTTCTTTGTTGGCGCTACGATAATCCTTTTGATGTCTCCACCATTCAATTTCCTTTGATGTAAGTAATTTGGGATTTTCTATTTTAAGGTAAACCGGATATATTCTACTGCTTACATTACTCCCATATGGAACTCCATGTTCATCGTGCCCCCTGATATCGCTAAAATCGTTACGTTCTGCATACTTAGAAGCTTCTTCTTTGCTAGAAGTAAACCAAGAGCCCCCTCCTTTTTTATTGAATTTTGAAAAATCTCTACTTTTTGATGTTCCGTGATACACTACTTTTGGTTGTCCATGTTCATCCACAACTTTACTCTGTCCAAACCATTGCTTGAATTCAGGAGTATCAGTCATACCTTCAAATAATAATACTTTCAATTTAATCATGAACATCTCCCTATAATATCACTATTAGGATATTTTATTTCCCAGCAACTAGGATCTGTTGATGGATATATAATATTATTTTTGGTGGCCGATGAAATATCGTATTCCACCGCAGAATAGTTTCCATCTAACGTTGTTTTATTAATAATCTCTAAATTAACTATAGATTGAACCCCTTCGACTTTGGCGATTTCTAATTCTAATTGACTAAGATTGATTGGTTGAGAAAAATTCCAATTATCAATATTAAAAAAGTTTTGAATAGTTTGAATGCATTCCGATAAAACATCTTTTTTCGTATATCCTTTATATACGGTGATTGCAAAATTCACTCCAATATTAATAATATAACCATCGATAAGATTTACTCCATCCGTCATAATCCGATAACGTTTCATATACGTAATCAGATTAGTTAACAAAGCCGAATTCACGGGAGTTAAGTTTTTATTTTCGTCATATCCCAACAAATAAATGTTGATGGAAAATGGATTTGAGGAATCATATGATATTTTTCGGAAATAATTAGCAGTTGCATTATCGGTTACTGTTGCAATATTTTCTGAATTTATAGTTCCCGATAATACCCTATTTACTCCCACGTTTAAACTGGTATCAGTAATTACTTGAGCTTTTGCTATAGAACCGAATTTCGGAGGAAGAGAATAAATACGTACCAAATAATCATCTTTGGTTACGGCTCGATTTTGAGTGGCAAAATTAGCAGTTGCATTCATTTTCACTTCATTATCAGTTTCTCCTTCTTTCCCCCCTACTGTAGCAATTGAATTATTAACTTGCAACGAATTTTTTACGGTATTTAATAAATTATTTTTTTCCGGAGGAAGTCCATCTGTTGGATTATCAAACTCTACTGACACTACATTTCTAATTGCGTTTGAGGGGGAATTTGAGTTAATTCCGCCGCCCGTTAAATAACGAATCGTCAATGTTGTGTTAGATGGAGCAACCCCATAGGTTTTATTTTTAAGAAAATTAGCAGGATCAAATGGAATATTATAATTACTAATATTTCTTAATCCGATACCAATTAATTTGGAATCAAATGTCACGAATTCTTCAGAAAATCCTTCTGTTCCTGCTCCAAATTCTAAATAAGTAAAGTTATTTGAATCTACGTTTACAGTGAACCGATTAGGGGTTCTCAAAAACTTCAAAATATATGGAACCGAATCTTTATAGGTAGACAATGTGCCTTCATGTTCCGAATCATTAGGAATCGCAATCGGAACTAATTCTTGTGCTAGAAAATCGACTTCATGCCATTCATTGTTGTTAGAGTCTACCACATCAATTATTCCCAATACATTAGTTTCATTTAAATATATTTGAAAAAACGGGGTAGGAGAATTCACTGTAATTGTTTTTGTAGATACTTTTCCCGCAGCTATCTTGCCGGTTTTCTGAAGCAAAAAGAATTGTGGGGTGCCATCTTGATTTCTGGAATATACTGCATCCGTTCGAGGAGATAATGAAGTGCTTACGGCAAAATCTACCGAATCATTAAGAACATAATACGACCCCGCATTATTCGACACTTGCATGTCTTCTTTTATTCTAAGTGCATAATCGGTATCCGGAACATAAACTCCCACCGCATTTTCTTTGGCTGGACATAATTGAAAAAGCTCAATGGTTCCGATAGCGCCTTGAATTGGTTTCACTTTATATCCCAGATAGTTCGCAAGAGATATAATATTTCTACGCTCAGTCGAGTTTTGGATCATGCTTTCTTTAAATGCATAATCCGTATAATAGCTAAGTACATCTCCGACATATGCTGCCATTTCAATAAACATCGTGCCGGGAGATGCCGTGGAAAAATCGTTATACGTATTTGGAAAATACGTTTTGGCGAAATCCATAAGAGATTGTCTTAACTGAGTAAAGTCCCGATTAAGATATCGAATATCTTTAGAATTTGGAGTGAAATTTTTAGAAGTGGTAGTCGGCACAATTTAATCTCCTAATACATTGTTTATCAGTTCGACCGCACCCCCGAACTCGACACGATTTTTTGTATGTTTTTCCATAAGTTATATTTTGCCGCTATTAATGTAAATTTCAACGGTTCCTTGTTGTTGAGTGGCGGTATCCTCAAAAATTACTGAAACTAACAAACTATAAATATCTCGATAGTCAGTTGTTTCGCTAATTTGTGGCACTTGAATATCTACTTTTCTTACAATTACTCCATCTATCCATCTAGATATATCCTCTTTCACGATATTTGTTATAATATCTGGTAAGATATCCATGTTCTGTTCAAATAATACAGTCCACAACCTTGAACCAAATGTAGGTTGAAATCTTCTTTCACCCGTTTTTGTGCGAAGTAAATTGATAATATTCATACGTTTTTGTGTAAAAGTATCGTATGCCTGATCAAAATACCCGCTGTTCCCATCTCGAATCGGGAGCATCAATCCAAGTGGTATTTTTCTAGTTGCCATATTATTTCTTCTTATTCATTGCTTTAACTAACGATCTATAATCACGATTTAAAATTCCTTTAATGCTATCGGGAAGCGCAGGATGATTTTTCAAATCCAATGCCGAATCAACAAACACTCCGTCCAGTGGAGCCGCTCCGCCTACTTGTCCTTCTCGTATAGTATTAACATTCATCGGAAGTTCCGTTAAAACCGGACCACCAGCTCCTGGCATTGTCGGAACTTTATTTAAAAATCCCAATTCATTACCATCCATGAGTTCTCCGACCCCGGTCATAGCTGCGGTAGACGATTGAAATCCCTCTGCTGCCATCATAACTGATGGCGACATTCCCGAGCCACCAACTCCCATCGCCATTCTCTCTTGTCCATTAAACGGACGAGTTTGGTTTAGAATTTCATTAAAAATTGGATTTTTTGTATAAACCTTCGGTGGTTGAACTGTTTGCAAAGGAGCAGTTCGTCTCGCCGGTTCCCCATCTGTAAACATTTCTCGAAGTTGCTGTTTTAATTGAATGGTTTCATCAATTTCGTCCGGCATTTCTTCCGCCGATGGTTTATGTGGTAATGATTGTCCCTTATAAATAGGAGTTGCCGTCTTCATATTACGAACTTCTGACGGTGGAGTTCCCATTAAATTGGAAAATACATTTGCAAGCGCCTTGGGCAGTTCTCTTTTGAGTTCCTGTTGAACAATCGCTCGAATTATTTTTACTAAATCGTCTTTTTTCATATGTGTGTATCTATAAATATAGTTTTTTTACCCAATAGTTGGTAATTTCGGCACTGACGGTAATGACGGCAAAGCAGGAACCGAAGGCACTGACGGCACTGACGGCACTGACGGCAAAGCAGGAACCGAAGGAAGATTCAAACTAGAAAAATCAGGTGGCGACGGTATTTTAGGGGGAGCCGGTAATTTCAATTTACTGCTTAAATCCGGAGCTTTAGCTAATGATTTTATTTTAGATAACGCCTTTGCTTTTAATCCCGCTAACTTAGCTTGAGCCGCTGTTGCACCGGGTATTGATGCTTTTATAGAAGATACCTTAGCTGCAATTGCGGCTATATTAGATGCAACTCCTGCGGCTGCTACCTTCGGTATTAATTTATTGGTGCCCGTAAATCCACCAGGAACTCCCTTTCCTGTTATAGTATTTATTTTTAAAGGTGCCGGTCCTTTTGGAAGCGATATTTTAGGAACAGCAGGTAGCGGTGGCGCTTGTGGCACGGGTAATGATGGCGATGGTAATGTAAATGCCATAGTTTTATCCTAATTTTCCTCCGTCGGCACCGGGAGACAATCCTCCTCCTACAACAAATACTCTGCGACTTAAACATGCTTGAAGATTTGATTTAATAGTCTTTAGATCTTCAAGCATGGGATTTGTAGGTTCCTGCGTGGTTTTAGGAGACGGCGCACCGGCATTAACATGGCTATGTTCATGTTTATGAATATGCCGCAATAACCAATCACATAGACTTGTTAATAAAGTCACAGTTGATTGCCCAAGTAATACTGGTTCGGCAGTTTCATCATACGCTCCAAGATAAATAACCGGGGCATTAAGCACTGTTTTTGAATTAGTAGTTAAAACAATTTGTTGATGAGCATCTACCGTATATTCATTGTCGGTTACTACTGCATATCTTTTTTTGGAATAATGAAACGTTTCGCCATATCTAGATGAGAAAATTAATCTATCCGATTGAATGATAATTTGATCGCCATTTAAAGGAGCGGGATATTTAAAATCACTTATCCCATTGTAAAGAGGTTGTTCTTCTCCGTTCCCCCACATCTTTTTGTAACAAGTAGGTTTCCAATTGGATTCAGTTTGTCCGGTGGTAATATGAATTGAAGACCCATCATGATTAATATCCTCTTTAATAAATCCCCCCGCATTTTTTTCTTCTTCCGTTCCGGTAATTATAGCAGGATTAGGGCTATCTTTAAGTTTTAGGGTTTCTCCCTTTTTAAGTAATTTCCGTTGTCGGTTTCTAATGAGAATCATTGGATTCCCCCCGTAATCGTCATAATCCGTGTTTTTCTTATCTCCTATATCATTCGCTCGGATAGCGTCATATGCCGAAAATCTAATCGATTGACCAAATCTGCTTTCTAAAACAGTATCTCCTTCGTATCGTTTAATCGCACGTATACGATTATTTATTTTATAATATTTTCCGGCAACTCCCTTATACCCTGCCGTTCCATCGTGATTTGTTTTTGAGCTTCTCCCTGCATAATCTGCATTGGAATATAACTCGGTATTAGGTTGACCACTAACAATGGGATTAATTCCAAAATCCACTGCTTCGTTTGGAAAATTATCAATATTGACTCGGCGGCTATAAAAATATTTATTGCGATATTTGAGTATCATCACTATTTCGTTAATAAGAGGATATTCAGATATTCCTGCTTCCAAAGGAAATGCCCAAACCAAATCATCTTTTTTAGCAGATGGGGTTGAATATTGAAGCCGAACCAATGCTCTTCCTACCCACGTATAGTTAATATCTCCTTTGACTGGTTTTGCTTTCCCGGTATAATCAGAAGGCCAATGTTCTATATCAATGGTGGTTTTTACATTAGAATCTTTTTTAAAAATCGGATGATCCTTATCTAGAACAATATCTAAAACTACCGCAGGTTCCAACTCATAAAACTCCCCACTGCCACCCGTTGAAGTAGAACCACCCAGTCCAAAGCTTTCAGTGGACCTACCATTGTTTCCTTGCGCATTCCAGTATGACATATTATTTTGGAGTAATCGAACTAGTTATAATCGAAACGGGGGTTTTTACTACTTCAATGACTTCTTTCACTTCTTGCCACAATGCCTCTTTTTCCGCATCCGTTAATAGTGCTTCGCCGCCTCCTCTATCCATTTTAGCCGTTTGAAGTCTTTGAGATACTTGTGCCAATTTAACAAGCTGTTCATCGTTTCTAACCGATACTTCTAAATATCCTTGAATAAGTGGTACCATTTCTCTGGCGTCGTCTAAACTACGAATATATGGTCGTAATTCACTTATCAATAAATCCAATTGATCTTTTTTATTTTCTGACCGATCGTAAATATCTTTACACAACCCCGTAAAGGATTTATTTTCAAAAATTTCGAAATCGTTATCTGGCATATTTATAAATAGAAACCTCCCAAGGAATTGAGAGGGTTTCTCGAAGGTTAACCGAAAATCGGTTATAATAACTAAAAATCTAATGGATCACACTTTTGAGTATGGCTCTATATTCCCGGTGTTAAGATATGTTTTATAATTAGCTCTATGATATTGCTTCATCTTGTTTATAATCTTTGTGATCTGTTGAGTCTTACATTCAGAAATCTCTCGTATATACAAATAAAGAGCTTTTTTATTAAAAGCCTCAATTCGACCAGAATTTCTTAAAAGTTCAATAACGGCATTGGCAATATCTAAATCCCGTTGTTTCATGAAAATTTTCCTAACATTAGTCTCCCAAAACTCTATGGTTAACGTCATGAATTCGTCCATTTCAACTTGAGTGTGATGTTTATCCACATGCTGAAGTTGAACCGTATTTTCTCCCCGCTCCTCGCTTATCTCTACATTTGTTCGAAACTCTTTGTAATTATTATTGTTAAGTAAAATAAACCAATTTTTAGCAATGACTGAAAAATAAGAAAATGCTTTACTTTTCATTTTCTTTCCAAACGCTTTACTTTCACGGTTAGGATCATATTTCCCCATATTAGAAACTAAATGAGCCAATGCTTCCTTTTGTACATCATGTGGACTGGTTTTAAAATACGTAAACCCAAACCGATTAAATACATTTTCAACTAATTTCTGAAGAGGATATTCTATCTTTTCATGATAAATCTTATTTCGTTCTAACATGTTTTCTGTATTATTATATAATACAATGGCAGATTCTGTCTCTTGTGAAAAATAAATATTGCTTTTTTTCTTTTCCCTTTTCTTTTCCCTTTTCTTTTTAGGAACGGGCACTATCGGCGGTGGAGCCGGTAATTCTTTTTTGGGTCGAGACTTGCCTATATGTTTTTTTAATTTCTTCCGTTTTTGTACAGAGTGCTTATGCGTTATACGCTTTTTTTTAGACATAACTTATTCTTTGGTTGTGATTTCGTTAAGAGATTTTACAATCTCCACTATTTGTTGAAATACAGTTCCCACCTCATCATCTTTGGCAAACATTTGCCTATCATCTAACATGGTGATGGTTTGATATGTTTTTTCAACCTTGTTCTGAAGTCCAATGATCCACTGTTCGTGAATTTCATTTTTTTTAATTTGAATGATGAGAGCTTTAGACAAAAATCCTACCATTATCAATAAAAAAATGATAAAGAAAATCAACAAATAAATTGGCCACATAATTACTCTTCTAATTCGATAGGCCCGCCATCATCGCCGATATATTCTTTTAAAAATTCTCTGGCTTCAATTGCGCTGTCCCAGTCCTCGTCTCGTATTGCATTAGTGAGCAATTCAATTACATATGAAATATCAGATTGATCCATAGTTGCTTTTAATTTAACTAAATTGCTCATATATAGTTATAAATTTTTCCAAAAGATATATTCTTCATTTTTTAATACAAATTAATATTATCATTTATTCATAAAAATGTCAACTAATTTTAATATGATTTAAAATATCCTCGAAAAAAGGCGTCATCTATGGGCGGTGATATTACTTGAGAGGGGACTATAACCGGAACAATAGGTTCCGGTTTTGACTCCACCTTGGGAATTTTTTGGAAAGAGAAGGGGGTGATTCCTCTCCTTCCTAAACTTTTTTTAACGGTTCGATAACCGAAATTTCTTTCGACGGAGTTTCGTCCAAATGAACTAATTCCTGCGATTCCTTATATATCATTACATTATAAGCAAGAATAAGTGCAACCGCAAGTGGATCGAATACGATGATAAGCAGAAAAATAAACCATTTAGCTACGTTATCAAGAGTTGTATTAAAAAGTTTTGCTATAAATTCAAATGTCCTAATATCTTTACTAGTATCCGAATATTTCATTTGATTTACCTTTTGATCTATACCCGCAATTTCCGTAATGGCGGTATCTATTTTATTTTGTTCTATCTTAGTATCCGCTTCAGTTGTTTTTATCATTTCAGCAGTTTGATCTTGTAGTTGCTTCAACTGAATAGGATTTCTTGAAATATAAGAATTTGTCATTGCTTCCGACATACGAGATTCTTGAGATTCCCGCATTTTATTCAATATAAGCATTCTATTTTGAGACTGATCAATTTTAGTTTGAGTATATACTTTAGTCTTTTCTGTTAAAACTATTTGTTCCTGTTGAGCTTTATATTTTAAAGACGATCCCTGATACGAACTTCCTAAAAATCCATATATCCCGGCTGATGTAATTACCATTAATATAAAAACTGATATAATTAAATACGTTTTCAAATACCCCATCGTTTTTGTCCAATACCTATATAAAAACGTGGTCCCTATTATTTTAGCGAATTCTATAATGCCCGCCATTGTCCCGCTTAATATAGGAGTTCCTCCAAATAAAGTGGATATCCCAATAATGGAAAATGCTCCGCCACAGACCGCCATTAAAAGAGCGGCAATTAATAAAAGATGTTCAAATTTCATACCATATAAATATAACAAATAACGCCTATTGTATCATTGCAATGAAAAAGCCCCCGATGTTCGGGGGCTGAACGTGTTTACGTATAACTTTATTGAATGTCAATCACTTTAACATCCGGTTTTGGTGGAGGAATAGGTTTCGTTTTTGCTATTGTAACTTCTAAAATTCCATCTTGAAACTTTGCTTTAATAGAATTTTTATCTACGATATCCGATGGAAGTGAAAATGACCGAATAAAAGAAGAACGTTTAATTTCTTTTACATTATACTTGCCTTCTTTCTTTTCTTCATCTCGTTTTTCACCACGAATAACAAGTGAATCTTCTTTAATTTCAACTTTAACTTGATTTTTAGTAAGTCCTGATACCTCGGCTTCAAGGATAAATTCCTTATCCGTTTCTCGAATATCTACTTTAGGATACGCTCGGGATTCAAATAAAGGTCCACCTAATTCTTTAGATGTATTCGGGAAAAGTTTAGTAAAAACTCTATCCATCAAAACATCATGTGGAGCAAAAAATTCGTCATCGAAAAAATCGGTGAAGAATGTTGGAGTGTAAGTTGAATTATAACGTACTAGATTATTTATATTCATATTATTTTCTTTCTTTAACAACAATTATTGTCTGTTAATTTTAATAGCCCTAACAAAAGGCACTATTATGATAATATATCTATATTACCAATGAATATATATCAGAAAAAAAGAAAAAACGTGATTTTTTATCCGCCGCCCACCGCAATAAATTGAATAACCGTTGGATTGAATCCGTCTTCAATTGAATTTCCCAGACTAATTGTAAACCCAGTTGGCCCTTGATCATTAATTCTACAACCTGTAGCTGCCGTTCCAGCGGAATTTCTAGCTAAAGCAGTGACCGCATATGAACTAGGAAATCCCCCGGTTACCCCGATATTTTGATTGTCTATTCTTGTTATGCTACACCCATACTTATAATTTTCGGTAGGAGCAATATCTCTTTGACAGGTCGCATTTCCGGCTGCAATAATAGTAGGGCCTGTAGGTCCAGCTACCGGAGAAGTAGTCTCCGTTGCTTTAACAGGAATACCGCCTGTTATTTCTAAATTATACCATTTCGAATCACTAGGATGATAAGCTACATAATTTGCATTTAATCCTGCCTGCCCTTTGGCATAATACTGTTGAGTATTGATTGACCCACTTACATCTAATGAATAAGGATTTATTAAATTGGTATGTCCATAACCGGCACTTTCAGTAATTTCATTGACTTTAGGGTTAATAATGACATTTTGTCCCCCAATAACATATGGCTGTCCTGTATCAAAAGGTCTATTTGAATAATGTCCAGGAGCCGGTGGGAAAATTAAATATTTCGGAAAAAGTGGGTCGGTATCTGCATCTACTAAAGCAATCGGGGAAATATTTGGAGTTTCCAAAAACCTTACTCCTCCCCATGATTGACATTCAATATAAAACCCATATACTCCATCCGGTATATCGTTAATAAATATATCCAATGCGAACATGGGATCATTATTACCAGATCCATCTACCGATATTCTTAATTTTCGAATTACATCCCATCCATCTTGAACTACCGCAAATATAGTTGCATTAGTTGCAAGTGGAATATTTCCAGACGCATCAAGATGCATATCAATATCTTGATAAAATCCAACAACTCCGTAATTTTTATTCCCGCCATCTGCTATTTTAATCCGAACTCTCCCTTTTAATCCAGTATCCAACATCTTCACTTCCCCTTTAGAAGCATTTGCTACTACTACTGGACCTTCTCTCACCCCAAGAGTAGCTATACGCACCCATTTGCCATTGAATGCAGTTGCTATACTATCGCTAGCACTACCTATAGTTTGAGGCCCTCCATTATAATTCCCTTGCCAATATTGATTGGAGAAAACTGCATTACTTGCAGTGGCGAATGGCCACTTTTTTTGATCTGTCCCATTGAATACTGTACTAACGATTGGCAAGGCCGTAAAAATCCCCGCTCCGCCAAACCAAATTTCTCCATCCCATGCTACCGCCGAAGGATTCCACCATCCCGCTTGTGAATAGCCGGGAAATCCCGGTATCGTGGATGCGGGATTAAGAGTGGGATCTGGAGCAAAAATTACGGTCCCCGCACCCGCACCGGCAGGATAATTATATAAAAGAGAATTTTTCTGTAACCCTCCATTTACTTGAAAATTTCCACCATCCAATGTTTTGTCGGTATACCAATATGGAAAATAATTTTCACTGCCGGTTAAATTCGCATATAAAGAATACGTTGAATACATCGATTCTTTTGAAGCAGAAGAATAAAAGGCACTATTCGCAACTAAAGAACGAGATGCCCAACTAGCGGATACTGAAAATAATGATTGAGAAGAGATTTCAGAAAATAATGAGCGGGATGCCCAACTAGCTGATACTGCCCAAATGGATTGCGATGCAAATAATGACCTCGATGAAAATAAAGAAGCAGATACAAGCTGTGGAAACGGATAAGAACTTATGACATCAAACACATTGACTTTATAAGTTGTCATCGAACTGGTTTGTACAATTGCCAATAAATCCGATCCTGTTACCGGTAGCGGAATAAAGCTAAGTTGAGTAATGGGTATGCTTGCCATATATTATACTGAATATAAAAAGTTGTCGGCATTACTATCAATGCGAAAATTAATTCGTCTGGTTGCGTCGAATGTTAAATTAGTAGACGATGCCGTGAGATAAACGCTATAACTTCCAGATGGTAAATCTACCTCTCCTTGCAAGGTAAATGAATGACTAACTGACCCCGTAAAGGTATCGCCCATTGTACTTTCCATTCTCGATGATATCGGAATCATATCATAAAAACTAGAAGTAGTTGTTGTTTGATTAACCGCAAACAATGCTACAGATTCAGATATAAAATTAATATATTTATAATCCACCGTGCCGGTAACCGTTATGTAAGTAGTCGGAATTGCTCCATTTGACTTAAATAAACTCATAGTATTAATACGAGCCATCGTTTGAGTTAAATACTGTGGAGAAATGATAGTCCACCCCATTGGTCTACTAATAAATGAAGAATAATTAGAATAATTAGAAATTTCCGAATAACTAGAGGTTATCACATAACTAGATGTTACCGCATAAGATGCGGTTTCGGCATAGGAAGAAGTTGTCGCATAAGATGCGGTTTCAGCAAAAGAAGCGGTTTTAGCAAAAGAAGCGGTTCTAGAAAAACTCGATGTATTAACACTGGATGCAGTTAAAGCATAAGATGCACTCCCATTATGTCTTCCGGTATATAACAAATAAGAACTAGTAAATGAAGATGTGGATGCGGTTGATGCATCTGCATAGGAGATTCTTCCGTTATAACGTCCGGTATCATACCACATGAAAGAAGCAGTATCGGCAAAATTGGACATTCCACTGGAAATAACTAATTGAACCGAAGATGTCAACGCATAAGAAGAAGTAACCGAATAATAAGATTTATCCGCCCAAGAAGAACTTAGACCATAAGATGAAGAAACTACGTAGGATGTTGTATTTGCTAAATCTGCATAAGATGCTGAAAGAGCATAAGATGCAGAAATACAAGGAGGAGCCCACGACGCTGTTTTTGCCTGTATCGCATAACTAGCGGTACCATTAAATGATCCGGTGATTGACCCGCCATTTATGATATATGCTTGTAATTCATCTGCCCGAATTTTCTTTGATTCTAATGCACTCAGATCGGATATCAAAAACAAATCATTAGCGTCTACTTGATTTCGTAGTAGTTCGTTAAGCTCATCTATTCTTTTATTTGCCATATGGTTCTATCCTTATACATATTACTCAAGAATAGTTTTTATCAGTTAAATCTCTTAATAACCGATCAATGACGGCAACTCAATTTACTTTATTTAATCTATTGACAATAAACCGAGTTAATGGACTTCTTACAATATCCTCCTCGGTGAATCTAAAAACATACACGCCATTTAATAAATGATTGAATATTTACATTTTTCTGACGTCTTTCTTACTTCAAACTCTATTTGTGGATATACAATTATGGGAAGAAAAACAAAATATTTTACTGATGACGAAAAACAAAACGCCAATAGAAAAAAGTCAATGCGTTATTATTGGAAAAATTCCGAAAAAATTAAAAAGAAAAACCTAGAAAGATATCATGGAAAAATTAACAACAACTGATTTCATCGAAAAAGCAAGAAAAGTTCATGGTGATAAATATGACTATTCAAAAACAATTTATGAAAAATCTAATAAAAAAGTTATAATAATATGTAAAAAACATGGCGAATTTTTACAAAGACCAAATGGTCATTTAAATAATAGAGGATGTCAACAATGTGGAAAAACGCTTAAATTAACAAAAAATGAATTTATCAATTCGTCAAATAAAATTCACAATAATTTTTATAATTATTCCAAAGTAAATTATAAAAATATTAATACAAGAGTGAAAATAATTTGTCCCAATCACGATGAATTTTTACAAACTCCACATAAACATCTCATGGGTAGAGGATGCCAAAAATGTGGAAAAACGCTTAAATTAACAAAAGATGAATTTGTCAATTCGTCAAATAAAATTCACAATAATTTTTATAATTATTCCAAAATAAATTATATAAATTCTATAACTAAATTAAAAATAATTTGTCCAATTCATGAGGAGTTCTGGCAAACTCCAGGAAATCATTTATCTGGAAAAGGATGTAAACATTGTGGAGTTAAAAAAATCACGGGTCATCGAATTTCTAAACCAGAAACCGAATTTTTAAATTATATAAATATCACTAATAGAAATATTTTTATAAAATCGTTTATAGTGGATGGAATTGAAGATAATACAATATATGAATTTCTAGGTGATTATTGGCATGGAAATCCTAAAAAATATAATTTGGAAAATAAAAATGATTTATCTAAAAAGACATTTGGAGAATTGTATAATCATACATTTGATAGATTTAAAAAATTAAAATCTATGGGATATAATATAAAATATATTTGGGAATCTGATTGGAAAAGTTTTAAAAAAGGAATCGATAAATCTCCAAAAATTTTAACATTTTAACTATGACCTCTAAGTTTTTTTACAATAAATTTTACTAATTTACTTCGCAGTACATGTTCTTCAGTAAATCTAAAAGTAAAAATTCCATTTTGTCTGGATTCATCATCATCGAATATACCCATTATTTTCTCAAATCCACCCCTGTTGCCATTTTTTAAATCGGATTGTTCTGGATCTCCCGCAAGTATTATTTTTGAATGTTCCCCAACACGAGTCGTTAAAGTTATTAACTCTTTCATCGTCATGTTTTGGATCTCATCTGCTATAACACATTTCGCATTGAAATTGAGACCCCTAAGAAAAGAAACTGGAATAGTAGTTATTCGGTGGTCTTTTTTTAAATAATCCACTTCATTTTTGGGTAATAACTCTGATAGTTTGTCATACAAGGGCTCCATATATGGAAGAACTTTCGAATCAATTTCCCCTGGGAGATACCCAATCTTATATTCAGCAGATTCTACAATACTTCTAACATATATTAAGTCGCTAACCCGTCGATCATTAAGTAATTTCAACGCACAATAAACCGATAAATAACTTTTTGTGCTTCCGGCAGGTCCGCTAACAAATAGTAGTTTTGTTTTTTTATCAAGTGCCAATTCTATAAACTCTTTTTGTTTTTCGGTAAAGTCGGGGCGTTGATAAATATTTAAAAGATTCTTTATTTTATTTCTTTGAGGAATGATTGGACTGGTATCAAGAATTGGGAGTTGTGGTTGTACAATGGGTTCCAGTGGCAGAATTTTTCGTTTTTTCATTTGGTTTTTTACGGAGTTTTTCACGCAATTTTATTACTCTTTCGCACAATTCATATTGCTCAGATTTAATATAATATTTATAAATATTTTCTAAATTACAATCGAATTCTTTCGGGGATACCGTAACCACAAATTTAGACCCCTTAAATTGAAATATTTCCGCAATGGGTAGTTTATGTTTTATTGCAAATTCGATTGAGGAAATTACCTGCTCTGTCATGTCTACTTTATATTTGAAGATAAAAGATTTTAACTCTTCATTATTTGAAGGAAGAACATAACTTTCATTTTCTTGGTCGATATTTTTCATATGTGGCATCTGTCTTAGATTTTACTAAGCACTACCATACTACAGTAATAACTATCTCAAACAGAAATGTAAAAACAAAAAAACGCAATCCCTTTTGAGGACTGCGTTTTTGATGAATACTAAACTATTATGTTTTCGGTTTCCGTTTCTCAGCGACCGGCGCTTTCGTTGGAGCCACTTTAACTGCGTCAAGTTCCTTAAGACGTTTAACTGCTACATATTTCCAACGACGTTGAGTCTTCAATGAGGCGTTGGTATATGCTTTACCTTCTACAAACAGCTTTTCTACTTCTGCCACTTTAGAAGCCACTCTGATATTATCAATTAATCCCATAATTAATTATTAATAGTTTCTACTACATTATCATCAATAGGTTTAGCCCCCCACACTCGGTGGAGTTTGTTATCATATTGAACGATCTTCACGGGGGCTCCCCACGAATGATTCTTTTCAACACTACTCCAAAACTTCAATTCCGATATTGCTTTCGGATCTTTGGGTTTATTATATTCATTTGCGGAAACCCTATATCCATCTCGAAGAACTACATACTTGATTGCTTTTGTATCACTTTGCTCACGATTATCCGTAACCACCTGTGGAGCAACAGGTGCGGCCATTTCTGTATCATTTGTTTTTCGTGACATAATGTTTTCTATTGTGTTTATAACATATCAGATGTCGGGTGAAATGTCAAGAGCCGATTATGCTTTTTTGATTCCTCGTTTAATAGTATCATTATCATATGGCATACTACCACATTCAAATGAAATAATAGCCGAAATTAATTTAGAAAACTCATTTTCATTAGTTATATCAATTTTATCATTTGGTTTTTTTCCGAGCTTATCTGCAACAAACCCAATGTAATTTTTAGTAGGATTTTCAATTGGAGGAGCCCAGCGAGACATAATTTGTGAGGGAGTATTTAAATTATATTTAGTAACATATACTTTTAAAATTCGTGAAATTGCCCGAATACCATCTTCCGGTGTTGCGAATTTAAGAAATTCTTCATCTGTTCCTACTACTCCTTTCCAAGGAATGGTTGTCTTTTTAATATTGCCGGGATTATTATTACGGATACCTTTTGTACCCAAACCGTGCTTCGGCTTACCTGCAAGCGGATTACCAGACGTTTTGTTAGAAACCTTTTTTGTAGCAACGTTCTGTTTAGATTTTCCAATAGGTGGTTTACCGGATTTATTAGGAACTGCTTTTGTAATTTGTTTTTTTATTGCAGGTTTATTATGGGTATGCTGTGCTCCTGTGGTCGGCGATGCAGATGCAGGTGAAGTTAATAGCGATCCCGCTAATCCCAATGCACCGAGTTTATTTCTCCACCCCTCTTCAATAAGATGTTTTAATTTAATATGACTCATTTTTTAAATCGCTTAGGATCACCCTTCTTATGACCACATTTAGGACATTTCTTACCCGGTTCGATGAGATGTGTATCACATTCATCACACCAAATTACAATGCGGTTATATTTCATTTATAGTTTTTTTTTTAATTTACTATCACCGAAATGAAATTGGAGGATAGTACTGGTGTCGATCCAGATGCCTCTCGGCATTATAGTTTTCAAGACTATCCTGTGAGCCGTCACAGTTTACTATCCACAAAAAGTTAAGTGTAAGATGAAAATCTTGTCTCATCATCAAAGCCGCCATTATTATTACGGTGACGACTCCTATCATAGTCTTCGGTTGAACTTAACAACTTACATTATTATCTATGACTGCCCCGTATCATTGCGGGGATCACCTGTCCGCACTTAACTCTAACATATATATCATATGTCCAATGAAAAGTCAATGAACTTATTATGATTTTTCCATATCTCTTTTTTTCCGAATAACTAAAGACATTCTTCTATTGCTATTAATGTCATTCTGCGATTTTCTATAGTTCCCATAATCATTAGATAAAAATCCGCCAGTTGCCATTAATCCAGCTCCTAAACTTCCTCCTAAAATCATTATCCACTGAACCTTAGACGGCGTTGCCGCCTCGTTTGACCATTGCGAAAGCCCAGTTTGAAGACATAACAAACTTGTACCACCAAATATACAAAATAATTTCGCATAAACAATTACGGAATCGGCGTTCATATGATATTATATTTTAATTATTGATTGGTATATGTGGATTGACTCGCATCAATTCAACCTCCGTGTTTGATAATCCTTTTCCCGCCGATAAACACCCAACAAATAAAATTATAAATAGAAATAAAAAGAATATATTCAATAATTTTTTCATAAAATGAAACCGCCGTATTCCTTTATAAATAGAACGAAGAAGTGAAAACTCCCCGATCTTTTTGACGGATCGGGGGTCTGAGATTAAGAAAAGATTATCTTTTAGTAACTAAAACTTTTGTGTAAATCGCATTCTTATCTATCTTCCCATCTTTAAGGAAGTAAGGAACTGCTCCCGTTCTTTCGCCTTTTAGCGCAATGGGAACCATCGGAACAACTGGTTTTCCCAATGCTACTTTAAATCCATTATCAACCGCCAATAAAAACTCTTTAGCCATCGCATTAGAATTGACCTGATTTATGACATATTGATTATAAGTTGCGGTATATGCAATAATGACTGCACTAACCGCAAGTTGTGCCCACTGATCCTGTAATCCGACATTTGCCAATGCCGATTGAAATGAGGCGGGAGACAGATCCGTTCCTAAAACAAATGTACTCAATGCTGCGTCTGCTAAAACAAAATATTTAACATTGTTGGTATTTTGTCGAATAGCATATGTTGCACCAATTTGAGCCGTCTGTTGAATTCCAATTGACACTTGTGCCGGTGTCAACGTTTTAATAGTAGAACAACCCGTGCCCAACATTGTAATAAGTCCAATAACCGCTACCAAATTTAACATTTTTTTCATATTTTTAACTTCTATTTTTTTATTTATATTTGCTGTTTAGCAAAATTGGATGCAGATTCCGGATTCGCACCGGCCCGTGACCTTATGAGAGTCACATGCACTCTTACACCTTACTGCAATTTAAATTCCGTGGAGCCGAACCCCGATTTCTAGTCTGCAAAACTAGCGTATTACCGTTATAAGATAACTATATCAAAAATTTGGTCGGCTATGAGCGAGTTGAACGCTCCCCACAAGTTCCCAAAACTTGTATGCTTCCGCAACACCTATAACCGACAACTAAGCTGGTGCGAACGGCAGGATTCGAACCTGCGATGATTCCTCCGTGTAGAGAAGGCGTAGTCGGCCACTGTACCACGTTCGCACTTTTAACCATGTATAACTATATTGATTTTTCTGAAAAATCAAAGAGAATCTTTGGATATTTCTTTAGATTCCACGTTATTCTTCGACTTCAATGAATTAAGACGATCTTCTTCTTGTTTAGCTGCTGTTTGTTTAGCCACCCATACTCGTTCTGGGTTTCGGGCGATACTTCTTTTTATTGTTCTTGAATTTCCCATAATTTATATTTTTTTATTTGTTTATTTGTTTACTAACGATTCTCTCATTTTTTTACAATCTGGATGCGTTGGTGATATAGTGACTGGTCTGTTCCAGCACTTCACCATGTGTATAGTTGGTGTCTAACTATTGTTAATATCATGATTTTTCTGTTAGTTTATTCATTGTTTAATAGAGTTAGATAAAATATAGAAAATTATCTTAATCGGTAGAAAGTGGGACTCTAAGCTCCACTCCATCAATACTAAATAATCCACTTGGCTTCCAGTAAAAACCACATTTTAGATTATTTCGTTGATTGCGAAACTGCCAACTGATTTCGGGTAAATCTACAATATGATTTAAACTTGCATTATAATCAGCATCTGATTCAAATTTACAAGTTTTACATTTATATATTTTACCATTTCTATTGGCCTTTCGTACTAATCCGCAACAAGAACATCGTTGAGAGCGATAAGAGGAATCTTGCTCGATAACTGGAACCTCCAGCTCTTCGCATTTCCGTTTAATCTTATCTCGTATCAACGTATTCGTCCAGTGTGAAAGTCTTCTTGATGTACGCCGTTTATATCCTATATTCCATATTTTTTCCAATCGAATTTCTTTGGCGTCATTAAAATTTAATTGGTTAATTGCCCAATTAATAAAATTTTTTCTATGTTCCTGCGATTTAATAAATGCATCTGAACCTCGTTTCTTCTTTGATATCGTATTTATAATTGATTCAAGTGAATGCCCGTGAATATCATATTTTGGTGTTATTTGATGGTCTGATAATGTTGCGACATCTTTCAGTCCTTGATCAATTCCAATTATTTTAGTTCCAACATTTACATTTTTATTTGTAATATTAAATCGTAGGGAAATATATTGCTGACCAATAGAAAATGAATTTAATAATTTTCCATTTTTTAACCATTTTAATGATACTTTTGTATTTTTTATAGGTATTTTAATACATCCGTATATTTTTCCTATTGATTTTATTCTTAAAAAATAATTAAAAGAATTTCCATCCTTAATATCGCAACATTTTGAACTCAATTCTGGATTGATGTTTGAAAAATTTGGTTTAATTAATTTATATTTATCGAGAATCTTATCAATTCTACCAAGCGGCTTTCCTTCAGATATTAATTTATTCTTTGCATATAATATTTGTTTTCGTTTTTTTGTTGCCGATGATAAACTAAAACATATCTGTGTAACCAAAGAACTTAATGCCCGAGCCGATAAGGATGTATTTATGTTGAATTTTTTATAATCGAGATATTTCGGACAATTTAGTTTATCCTCCTGAATATTAAATTCTTCATATCCATTATTCCATATTATGTCAACAATTTCTTGTCCTATTTTTCTATATTCCGAGATAAACAACGCCAATGTCTTCATTTTCCGAAGATTTGTAAATTTTGTAGAATGTTTGGAACTCCTAATCATGTTTTCAATTCCTGTTTCATACGTAATGCTTTTGATTGTCCTCTTCTCGCACCATACATTCTACAACAGAACGATGTAATAATAGCAATGAAGTCTTTTAATAAGTCCTCTTCCTCAGTTTTGTTTTGATTTATTACTATCAACTCACACTTTTTTGATTTTAATAGTTTTTCTATATAATTAAATCCAAATCTTGTTAATCTGTCTTTATAAAGGACTACTAATTTATTTGATGGATTGTCCAAAATTAAATTCAATCTTGGTCGATTATCATTCATTCCCGATGCAATTTCTTTTAGTGATTTTCTAATTTTGTATCCATTAGAAATACAATATTCTTCACATAATTTAAGTTGATTGTCTAAGTCCAATTTTTTATTAGAGGAACTAACTCTACAGTAAATATCAACTTCATTATTATTTTCTTTGACATCCAACGAGTCATCTACTATAATAGTTCCAGTTGGAGTTTGATAAGATTTAATAGGCAATGTGTTATTCTTAAACCAAGACCATGCTGTTCTGTAACTTATTCCTTGCAATTTTGCCCATTTCGATAGTTTCATATGGTTATAAATATAACCAACTTTCCGCAAATTACAATATTTTTCTATATTTCTCTTAAAATGTTTAATAGACTATCACATTCTTCCTAAATGTCAATTCAAAACCGCAAATCATCTACGGTTGAATTAAATCGCTGTGATAAAGGAATTAAATTGCCGCTATTATCTTTAGTTTCTCCGGCGAGTTTAACTGCCTTTGTATCAAAAAATATGTATGTCGTCTGTGGAGTATTACCAAAATCGATAACATTTTTTATAATGGCACCGTCATGATTCCTACTTTTAGCCATTTGTATTAATTTTTTATAACCAATTGTTCCAAAACTTTTATTTTTTTCTGTACCTTTAGCATCAACCACCATAGGATTTTTTAATTTCCCATATAATTTCATCACCTTAGATCGACTGCTATCAGGACTACCGGCGATTTTAGCTTCTTCCTCGGAATCTGTAGCATATATAACCTTATCTGTATCGGATGCTTTTACATTTTTTAATGTATCAAACTTGAATACATTAAATTTCTCGGTTGTACCATGATAAATATTTTTTATATTATATCCTTTATTATTCGCAACCGTATCCTCCGAACTTTTTTCCTCCTCGGCTAATATTCCATTTACTATATTTTTTAATCTAATCATATGTTATAATATATATCATATGATTCCTCGTGGAGATGTTCCACGAGGAACAATTAAACTTTTTTTATTGATAACACACATTGTCGTTTCTGTCAACTACAAATAACAAGAAAAATTAAATTGTCATTATTGTATGAGTACCGTATTTTCCCACAATTTTTAGTCCTTTTTTTAGAAGATATTTTTCGACCCATTGATTGACCACATCTAATTTCAACGTTAATCTCATATCATTTTTCATCTCTCGATATTGCGAAAGGGCGGTATCAATAAGTTTAGCTCCAATTCCTTGTCCTCTAGCTAATTTATCGACAATAACATCAAAGGAAAATTCGTCATTCTGCATCGAAACATAGAGGGCTCCGACCAGCTTTTCGTCTTGAACCGCTAAAGTATTCAATTCTTTGTTACTGAGAATATTAATTCCAGATTCTTTTTCCATTCTATTTAAATCGTCATAATAATCAATATCGGTTTCTTCAGGTCCAGTGAGTTCAATGCTTTCTTGCCGAGAATAATCATTCTGCGTTTCCAGACCTCGGGTCTCGATAAGTTTTTTTAGTTTAATCATCTGCATATATATATGCCGGTTAAAATAAAACGTCTACAATTTTTGGATTTCTCATATGAGACTTTTATGTTAATTTGCGAGCGGTTAGGTGGTGTCAAATATACCATAGCCGCTCGCAACTTGTAACTCGCTGATAATGTGGAACTTACGAAATATGATATTTGATGTTGACAAATCGAGGGCGATAGAATACACTACCGCTCGCAAATTGATACATAGTTCTTTGATAATACGATAGTTACGAGGGACACAGGTGAAGTGCTGGAACAGACCAGTTACTATATCACCGGCGAAACTAAGGGATTCCTTAAATGGCGCACGCCGTGGTGAAGTGCTGGAACAGACCAGTTACTATATCACCTTTCGCTAACTTCATTACTATGCGTTCTTTCATAGATGGGTGAAGTGCTGGAACAGACCAGTTACTATATCACCGTAGGTTCGATACCGAGAAAAAGGAAATGCAATTAGGGTGAAGTGCTGGAACAGACCAGTTACTATATCACCCCATAGGATACCCCAGCGGGACCGCCCATATTAGGGTGAAGTGCTGGAACAGACCAGTTACTATATCACCTCCACACTGTTCTTTAGCGAATAAAAATCTTGCTTTGGGTGAAGTGCTGGAACAGACCAGTTACTATATCACCTCCGCTTGTTGTCGGCATGCCCAACCGCCGCACCAGTAGGTGAAGTGCTGGAACAGACCAGTTACTATAACAGCTTAGGCGAGCGAAGTCTTGCTCCTAATTTATAAGGAGCGTGATTAGTGGTAGCTAATCCCATTTTATTAGTAGTAATTATGGTGGCGGTACCTGGATCTAACATTACATTACCGGTCCCGGTATCTTCGGATATAGTAGTGCTAAATGGACTCATACCCTGACCTAGATCGAAAGTGTCCATATAATTTGGAGCATATAAAACATTCGTAGATGTAGGAATTAATTGAACTACTTGACTTATGAATCCAAGCTTTACTGTTGGAACACTGTTGGCAGACATCGATGAGGTTTCAATTATAACCCCAAAACAACGAGTTTTAATTGATATTATTTTATCTGACTGTAAAGCAGTGGTGCAACCGGCTAATATAAACACGGTTAAACTGACTAGAAGTATATGGAATATCTTTTTCATAATGATATATAGCATGTGAACACTCCCCTGCCTAAAGGCAGGGGCTTCTTCGTTATATAATAACGTGAGATTGTGTTCCCAATCTCAAAATGTTTATTGCAGCATTCACGTCCCTATCTTTTACCATCCCACAACAAGAACAATTATAAATTCTATCCTTTTCTTCCATAACTGTTCTCGTTCCGCAATCACTACATGTCTGACTAGTATATGCCGGATTTATTTTTACTACAATCTTATCAGCATTTTCAGCTTTATGAGAAAGTATGTTTGCAAAATTACTCCACGCTACATCATATACCCGCTTCTTATTCCATCTTTTTCTTATAATAGAATTTACATCAATATCTTCGATAGATATGAAATCATATTGTTTAAGAATATCATTCGTTATTTTATGAAGAAATTCATGTCTCTTATTTCCAATCCTCTCATGTATTCTTTTTACCGCTTTCCACTTTTCCTTATTTTGTGCTTTTGATAACTGTTTTTCCTCGGTTTCAAAAAAATGAGGATTTTCAATTTTATTACCATTATCAAAAGTAGCAAACGAAGTTATTCCAACATCAATTCCACACTCTTTATTTGTTTTGGGAAAATTCTTTATTTTTTTGGAAACATCTTGACAAGAAATACAAACGAACCATTTACCTGTCGGTTGTTTTATTATAGTAACTGTTTTCGGTGTACCTTCAATTGGTCTATGCAATTTAATGAAAACATCTCCTACTTTAGAAATAGATAATTTATTTTTTTCTAATTTACAACCATTTCCATATTGTGAATAACAAATGGATTTATATCTACCTTTTCCTTTAAAGCGTGGATATCCAGATTTTTCATTACTTTTCAATCTTCTAAAAAATCCTTGATATGCTAAATCAATTCTTACATTTACGTTTTGGAGAACTTGTGAATAAACAGATTTGAGTTGAGGAAATTCTTCTTTTAATTTAGGAATTAGATTTTGGGTATCATAACAGGACATTGATTTTTTTTCTTTTTCCCATGCATTTTTCCTAATTTCAAGTAAATGATTATAAAGAAATCTACAAGTTTCCAACTGTCCATTTAGAATGGATTGTTGGGTTTTTGTCGGAAACATTCTATATTTATAAGTAAATTTCATTTTCTACTTATACATATGATTGAGAAATACGAAACATCAAAAAATTATTAATTATATTCCGAAATTCATCCCTCACCTAAAGGAAAGGGATTTCTTTCGGAGGAAGGTTAAAATATTCAAATATACTCCCATGTCAATTGAGCAGATCCCGAAATATCTATTAAAACTTATTTTCAAGAAGGCGGACCCTGCGGACCTCTACCCTGACCTCTACCTTGACCCTGACCCTGTTTACCGCCCATTCGTGGACCAAACATTCCTCTCGGAGGAGGATTGGTCTTGCAGACTTCACATGTTTTTCTATGATCTTGCATTGCTTTCATTAAGTTTTTCATTCCCTCACATTGAACGGTGGGAGGCGGTCCCTGTCGGCGAGGTTGAGGTGTATCTTGTGCGAAAGCAAAAGTGCTAGTAGATAATAAAACTGCTAAAATGATTGATTGAATTTTCATATATTTTTTTTTGTTTATGGTCAACACTATATTGACCCACAGATAGTTACCTGTTCTATTGAAATTTATTCTCGCTAAATTTAGGTTTTTAAAACACTCGGGACTATAAACTCCGTGCTGGAATATTTCTATTCTCATCTTTTTGTTAGTCAATTAACCTATGT